GTGTCTAATGATTAATAAAATACTTATGATGGCTATTGATGGATATATTACAAATCCTAATCGCCATGTCCAAGCTGCTAATGATGCTACTAATAGCTATTATAGTCCATATTATACTGTTAATAGACCAACATATAATACCTAAATAAGTAGGTGATTCTTTGTCAATACTGAGAGCTTCTAGAATAGTTATAATAATACATAAAATTATTATTATTACATACTGTTCAAATATTTCACTAATTGATAATAGCATTAATATTATAGCGATGAACATCAATAGGGTTGAAATTATACTTATACTCATGATTTAGTTGTTTTTATGTTTATATTATACATTCTGAATAAGATATCCAGTCTATATTTATTGCATACTCGATAATATATAATTAATAGTTTTTTAAGCATTAGTTTAGTTATTTAAGGTTAAAAATAATAACAAAGGCTTCTTACCCTAGCACTCCGTTTACTTGTTATTTTTTACTGTTTGTTATTCCTTCTACATCAGCACCTATTCTTTAAGATGTCAAAAACAATTGATTTTATGTAGCTCTAAGCTTTCTTTTTATTTAAGGGATGTCAGCTGTCCCCTCTTTTTTAGTCTTTTGTCTGACTATTTTTATAGCTATGAAGAGATATCATGACCAGCATGATAGTTAAATTCTCTCCATAGCGTTTATTATGTATTACGTGATGTAATGAACCAAGATAGTACTAATCCCATTCCAGTCAATACAACAAGTAATATAAATACCAATATATGCAATCCAATCCATAGTGGAACTATGTCTGATGTATTTATCTTTTTCTTTTTATTTATATAGTATATTACTCCTACTGCAATCCATATTGCAATATATATTAGAGTTACTATTATTTCTGTTGTGTTCATGTTGCTAAGGTTTAAATTAATGTTGCCTACTGGCTAAGGTGGACTTAATTGAAAAAGAAGAGAACCCCTGATATTAACAGGAGTTCTCTCTTTATTTCAATTACGTTGACTAGTTAGTACCGTTTTCTTCTGGTGCTCCCTCCAAAGCTTTAGCAGCTTCAGTTTTAGCCTCATCACTTTCAGATTCGAACTCAAGAGCTCCGTCTTTACCTTGAACAAGGAATGCGAAATCATCGGCAGTTGCACGATTAGCATTAGTCAAGTGAGACATTTGAAGATTAGGTGTTCCGTCTTCACCAAAACGTAAAGTTGTTAAGTATGATACACCAACTTCTAATGGTTCATCATCACCTTCAGCGAAATCTTTACGAGCTTCTGGTTTGTAGTTCGCTTCATAACACATAGCTGAGAACTGCTTGGTCTTTCCACCAGGCATATCAACTTCGATTGTGTTAAGAATGTAATTCTTTTTAACACCTTGAGCGTTAACATAATTTAAGTTTGGACTTTCTTTTCCAAGTCTAACAAGACGAGCAGCTGTTTGGTACTCAATTTGAGTTTTACCATTGTACTCTACTTCTCTTTCTCTGAAATTTCCCATTGCGTTTGACATAATAATAAGGTTTTAATTGTAAATGATTGTTGTGTAACAAGTCGTGGTTACACTTCACGTAATAAGTTTAATGCTTGCGTGAACAAGCTGGTAACAACACCATGAATACAAATGCGATGATTGCAAAGAACATGATGTTGAATATATAAGCGCTAACTACAAAGAATGCAATAACGATTAAGTTTAAATTGAATGCTGATTTGACCATTATTGAGGTGTTTTATTAAATAGTTCAATAGCACCATCATAGTCTTTAAATGCTGTTGCATCCCAACCTTCTGAGTATTGACCTTGTACGGTATCAGTTTCCATTCTTGGATTAAGTATGCATGTACCAACTATAAATCCTTTATTACTTATTTTGGTTGCCAAGATAATCCTTCCCATATCTGATATCATAAGTTTAGGGAATTCAACTTGCTCATTTGTTTGAGCTAATGTGTTTACGGTAATTGCCATAATTTCAGTTGTTTTTAAGCACTAAGGCTATGTATTATTAATGATTTGATTGTTTATGTAAGGCTAAAAGGGGTGAATATGTGTTGATGTAGCTAACCCACAACCAACACATTCACCCTTACCCAAGCTTACCTAAACTAATTGACGTTAACCAAAGCATCTAAGGCTAACACATATGTATCAGTACAACCGAATGTCACCTTATCAGTTGATACAGCCAATACAGCTAATTCAAGTGGTGATTGTTGATAGGCACTATCCACACTGATAGTATGACTCCCTAACATAGCTTGCTGGTATTCTTCAGGTGATATAGCATCACATACGATTAACTGTTGTTTCATGATATTAGATGTTTAAGATTAATTAATTGCTGGTCAGCACAAAACAATGTATATAACACTGACCCTTGGGGATACTCCCCAATTCCAAAAAAGAGTGGGGGATGATTGTAGGTTAGTCACACAAATTAAATCCTCACAAATTTTGAAAAAAAATTAATTTATTACAACTTAATTTATAATCAATTCCCCCCTCACTTATGTTACTGATCCCTATATACTGATGAGCCTAATAAATTCAGTACATTGAAGAACTTTCTTAAATAAAAACAATGTCATTTTTCCGACAATTCTCAAAAAAAATCCAAAAAAAAATCCCAAGATATTTGGATATCTCAGAATTAAGTATTATCTTTGTAGTATGGAAAAATTAAGAAATCAAAGAAACATATATGTAGATGTTCCTAAGAATAACTTAGGTGGTCAAGGTTGTAATATAATTACATATCCTACTATTGTTGAACATAAAGATTTAGGTATTAAAATTAGTATAGATTGTTATAAAAGTAATTTCAAAAATAAAGAGCTAGCTATAATACTATTTGATATGGCATTTGATGAAATTATTAAAAATGCAAAATAGTGCTAAAAAGGTACCCTTCCTCTCTTATAAACACACCTACCCCCAAAAACTTAACTACTACGTAGTTTTGTTATCCGCTATCGCAAATAACTTGCACAAAGCTACTAAAAATAAATGACATATCCTAATTTTTAGTCAATTATTTTATACTAATTTTAAATTGGCTTACTAACTAAATATATAAATTATGAAAATAGAACTTAAAAAAAGAGAAGATTACACATCAGAAGATATTAAAGGGTTGTGTACTAATTTTAATTTTCCTGTATCAACTGGAGTCGAAGGTATAATACAGTTTGATATGGCTATAAGAGAGTACTTAAATGAAATAAATAAAAAAAATAAGAAAAAGTTTGCATATGTCAAATATTTTACGTAGTTTTGTATCATAATAATTAATAAAAATATATTTATGATTGGAGGATTTATTTTAGGTTTAGTAGTTGGAGTAGCAGGAAGCTATTTCTTTTTCAGGAATAACCCTAACATTGAAGCTAAAGTTGACGAAGTAGTTGACGAAGTAGTTGACAAGGTAGATGAAGAACTTAAATCAAATGCAAAGAAGTAATTAACAAAAGGAGTAGACCCCGTAAGGTTGATCCTTTTTAATTTAAAGAGAATGATTGAAGAAGTATTAAAAGTTATAGAACAAGCTTTAGAATTAGGTAATAAAAAAGGAGCCTATACATTATTAGAAGCTAGAGTTATCTCAGAAAAAGCTGAACAATTAAAAGCTGAGTTTAATAGATTAAAAAACATTGAATATAATTACACATCTGAACGTGAAGCTCAAAAAAATATTTCTAATACTGATTTAGAGTATGAAAAAGTTAAAACTAAAGGTAGTAAATAATGTGGATAGTAACAGTATATAGAGATAACGGATATAGTGGAGAAAACTACACTAAGAAGTTTGATGATGAAGATGATGCTATTGATTTCTTTACAGAAGAAGTTAAAGATGAATTTAGAGAAGAGATTGAAGAGGGTCTAGTATCAGATCAAGAAATTCAAAATATAGTTAATAATAATATTTATACCTATGATAGTGAGGATTATGAAGTCACTATCAGCTTAGAACTAATAGATGACGAAGAAGATTATATATAATCAAGAATCAAGAGAAGCCTTAAAGAGAGGTGTAGATGCTTTAGCTAATGCAGTTAAAGTAACTCTAGGACCATCAGGTAAGAATGTTATACTAGGTTTAGACCAGTATAATCCAATCATTACTAAAGATGGTGTAAGTGTGGCTAGAGAAATTCATTTAGAAGATCCATTTGAAAACTTAGGTGCTCAAATGATTAAACAAGTAGCTGAGAATACTAATACAGAAGTAGGAGATGGAACAACCACAGCTACAGTATTAGCTCAGAAAATTCTAGAAGAAGGCTTTAAAGCTATAGAAGAAGGTAGAGATGTTAATGAATTAGTCGATCATTTAAGAAATGAACTTATTAGTATAGTAGCTAGAATTAAAGAAGCTACCACTGAAGTTAAAAATAATGATGATATTAAGAATGTAGCTTTGATTTCAACTAATGGTGATGAAGTATTATCTACTATCATTGTAGATTGTTATAAAGAAGTTAAAGATAATATTATATTTGAAGAAAGTAAAACTAATATAACATATAAAGAGATTGTAAAAGGTATGAGATTTAACTCATCTTATATCTCTACTTATTTCATTAACGATTCAGAAACTGCTACAGTTAAGTATGATGATGGTTTAATCTTTGTATTTGATGGTAAAATAGAAAGTGTAAAAGATATTTCTAATGTATTATATGCAGCTGAGAAGTATAAGAAACCTTTAGTTATTATTGCAGAATCAGTTGATGATAATACTATTATAAACTTAGTACAGAACACTAAGAAAGGCTTATTAAAGTCTGTAGTTATTCAGAGTCCAGGTTTTGGATTCGGTAGACAGAAGGCTCTTAAAGATATAGCTGTATACACAGGAGGTGATATTTATAATGCTAAATCTAAATTAGATACTATTAAATTTGGTAAATTTGATTCTATTACAGTTACAGAAGATAATACTGTTATTAAAGGTATGTATGGAGATGAAAAAGATATCGAAGCTAGAATAACTGAATTAGAATTTAGTAAAAAAGAAAAGAATACTTATGAGATTTCTAAGATAGAAGAGCGTATCTCTAAATTTAAAAATGGTATTGGTATTATTTATATTGGTGCTAATAGTAGAGTAGAAATGAAAGAACGTAAAGATAGATTAGAAGATGCTATCAACGCTGTTAAGGCTGCTGTAGAAGAAGGTATTGTACCAGGAGGTGGATCAACCTTAGCTAAAATAGCTTTAACTCATTATGGTAATGATATTTATTATGGTATATTATTTGAACCTTATAAACAAATAGAAATTAATAAAGGTAAAGTTATAGACAGTGTAGTATCATATGACTTAACTCAACCTGCTAAGTATTTTAAACAAGGGATTATAGATCCATCTAAAGTTACTAGAACAGCGTTAGAAAATGCAGTAAGTATAGCTAGTACAATATTAACCACAGAATGTGCAATAGTATAATATGAAATATTACACACCAGAGATAGAAGAGTTTCATATAGGATTTGAATATGAATGGTTAGATGACGAAGAAGGAGGTGATAATTGGATTAAAGCTAATACACCAACTACTATTGAACTTGAAGGTTATGAAGATATAACATATGGTCTTAGAGTTAAATACCTAGATAAAGAAGATATAGAGAGTTTAGGGTTTAAAGAAGATACTCTACATTTTTATAGTAAGCATCAAAAAGAAGGAGTTGTATTATATATAGAAAAAATAGTTCTAACTAATGAAAATAATTTTTGGTATAAGATATGGTTAAAACATCCCTCTTATGGAAATAGTACTATATACTCAGGTAGTATTAAAAACAAATCAGAATTAAAGAAACTATTAAAGCAATTAAATGTCGAATAAAGATTGGTTTTTAAATTACACATTTATGAGCCCTGCCATTATAAAAATGGCAATTAATCAAAATAAGTTAAATCAACTACGAGAAGTAGTATTTAAACAAACTAATAAAGAGTTATATGTCGAAGAATAGAGGAGCTTCATTAGGGAGAAAACAAAGAAGAGGTAAGATTGATGCAGTAGGAAGACCTCTTCAAAAAAGACCATTTAGTAATAGTAAAAGAACTAGAGGTACTAAAGGTCAAGAAGAAGTTAAACAACACTATACTGAATTAATGAATAGGCTAGCTTATATTAAACATATATCAGCTTTAATGAAAGCAGCAGGTGAAACTTTGAATACTAAGAATTGGTTAGAAGTTATTAGAAAATATGAAACTACTAAGTTGTTCTATGATGATTATGAAAAGAATATAATTTTTAGTTTAGTAAATCAATAATATGAAATACGGTAACATAACATTAGAAGAAATTGAAAATATATTATCACAGATGTATAATCCTAAACGAAAATTTAAATTAATGACAGGTTGTACAGAATCAGGTTGGAGAGATATATCGGAAAGTACTTGTAATGACATTAATTGTAAATCGTGTAGAACATTTGATAAATCAGTAAGAGATGAAATTGAAAGAAATATTCAATCTTAAAAACGTTGCTTCCTTTATAGAAGGTAACTCTAAATATTTTTATAATCAATTAATAGGATTAGATAAAGATAAACAAGAGCAAGCGCTATGGAGACTTAGTAAATGTGAAGAAGATTGTATGGTAACTGGTAAATGTGTTCATTGTGGATGTCCACCTGAAAAGAAAGCTTTTACTACTACTTCGTGTAACAAGGGTGCTAGGTTTCCAGATTTAATGGATGCTGAAGCATGGGAGAAATATAAACAAGATAATAATATAGAAAATGAATAATTATGATGAAGAACCTGTAGAGTGCTGTAGTCGATGTAAGAACTTACACTTAATCAAAGAAAGTGAAACATCCCCAGATGTTAGTTGTACTAAGTGTGGTGATATTAATAACGTAGAGCGATTAGATAGTATACACGAATATATAGACAAGTACGGAATGATATGGAATATAGGATAATGCAAGTACTTAAAATAGGTGAGAATGACAGGAATTTAACAATGACATACTTACCTGCTATAATTGAGAGTAAAGATATAAAAGCTATATCACCTCTAATGTCTAAAAAAGGTATCAAATATAAACATGTTTCAGTAATAGAAACCTATAATAATGATGTCTACACAGTGCACGAAAATTATCTTTCCTTACAAGAGCGTCGATCATCTTTTAAGATAAAAGGATTTAAAAATGAAAAATGAAACAGTAGCTAATATAAATACTAATTTTAATGGGCTTATTAGGAAATGGGTAAGTTTCACTCATCCTTTTCATAAGTTAGCTCCACAAGAACAAGAAACCTTAACTGCACTACTGATTTTTTATTTTAAATTTAAAAAGACAATAAAAGATGAGGATGTAGTTTGGAAAATGGTTTTTGATTACGATACTAGAGCTAAGATGGGTGTAATGATTAACAGTAAAGATTATACATTACAAAACAATCTAACTAAACTTAGGAAGAAAAAAGTTTTAAAAGATAACAAAGTAGTACCTAATTTTATACCTAACATAGAGCCTGATTGTAAAAACTTTAAACTAATATACAATTTTACAGTAAAAAATGATTAACAAAAAACTAAGAAAAGATTTACATACAATAGCCTTAGATAATAAGGTTTCAGATACTGTAGCTGAGATGATTATAATGTCACCATTCCTATTTCAAAAAAGAAAACTAGAAGAGGGAAATTTAGAAGGTAGAACTACATTTTATCATAAATATTTATGTAAGTTCTTTATTAAAGAAAAAGTATTAATTAAAATTAAGGAAAAAAATGAATTTGGAAAATAATGTAAAAGACGTAAAAAAAGTAATTGCAAACTGTACTCTTAAACCTAAGAGACATTCTGTAATGATAACACTAAATCAATATGCACCAGAAGATTCTCTATTAGAGATTAGTGGAGAAAATGAATCAATGCTAGATGAATATCAAAGTATTATTGCAGTTGGTAATGGTACTGAATTTAAACCAGGAGACAAGATCTTATTAGATATCTCAGCTTTAACTAAACGTATTCCAGATCCTAATGATAGAATGGCATACATTGATATGATCGATATTAAACCTGTACAACAAGGCGATCATACATTTACTATCATATCAGATAGTTATATTTTAGCAACAGTTATTAACGAATCAAATATAGATCTTAACGCGTAATGGATAGTATAGTAAGAAATTTTAATACTAATGATAATTTCTGGGAAACAAATCCATCGTTCTTAACGGTTGCTATATTTCAAAAATTTAACTCTGAGGATAAAAGTAAAGGTAAGTCAAAAAGCTCACAGATAATGTGGGCTATTGCTTTTTTATTAGACCCTCATCAAGATAATATTTGGAGAAATTTAAGCGATGAAGATAAACGGCTATTAATAGTAGAAGACTATCTTAAGATTAAGGATTTTAAATGGAACGACTATCAAGAATTAATTGATTCGTATTACAGTAGATGTCTTACTGTACCAGAAAAAGACTACTTAGAATTAATAGATAAAATGACAGAGCGTAAAAATTTTATTAAAAATACGCCATATACATTAGACTCATATGAAATTGATGAACGCTCAGGTAGACCTAAACTCATTAAAGGAAACGCTAAAGACTTGGATAAAATGGTGGTTGATACAGTTAAGCTATATGAACAACTGGAGGTGGTAAAAGAAAAATTAGAAAAATCTAAACATCAAGATGGAGAAACTAAAGGTGGAATGCAAGAATCAGCCACAGAAAAAGGATTATTATAAATAAATTAAATGGAAGTAGTTAGAGATAGTACCATACCAATTATAAATAATAGAAATAACTTCTTAGTTAAATCTATTCCTAATTTACACCCTTCTTCAGTTCGATACTTAAAGTATTGGAAACAAGAAAAGAAGAGGTGTATTGAAGGTTTTTGGGGTATAGATAACGGAGATATAAATTGTGGACCTCTTGAAATAGAAGAGTCTACAGTTGATGCTGAGATGTATAGGTTCATGCCGCCTAAATTATATTGGTATGTAAACTATGGTACTATACGACATAGACCTGACCATTTACCTAAAACATCCCCTAAAGTGAAGATTAGACCTTACCTTAGAGATTTTGAGTGGGGTTATTTTTATAATGAATTAGAAGCAAGGGGTTTCAGTGGATTTGAATTAGATGATGAAAACTCATGTAATACAATGCTTAAAGATCCTACTGAATTTACAGATGAGGATTTAAGAGCAGTGTGTTTAGATTTGAATGATGAGATTATTCAATTTAAATATAATAACTACTTTAAGAAAGATGGTTCTCGTAAAACATATGTTAATCCTAGAGAGTATATAAGACGTGTATTTGATAAACCTATGGGTACTATCGTATACGAAAATGAAGCTAAAAACTTCATGTTACTTGGTGCAAGGGGTGGTGGTAAATCATTCTTAACAGCAGGTACAATTGCTCACGAATGGTTGTTTGATGGTGCTAAATATTATAATGAAGATAGCATTAAAAATCCTGCTGTAGTAGAAGTATTGGTAGGTGCTGCATTATCATCTAAGTCTTCAGAGATATTAGGTAAGGTAAGAGACATGATTGAAGATATGCCAGGTGCATATTCTGAAGAATCAGTACATCCTTTTTATAAAGATCATTCAGGAAGTTTAGCTCCTAACAACTTTAAAAATCCATTTAGACATGAATACGAAAAGAAAGTAGCAGGTAAATGGAAACGATTTGGTAGTGGTTCTAAGATATTACATGCAACCTTTACTATTGAAAACCCTGAAGCAGCTGCGGGTACTAGACCTGGTTTAATCATTATAGAAGAGGTAGGTTTGATGCCTAACTTATTATTAGTACATGGTTCGAACACTGCTGCTCAAATGACAGATGGTGTAATTAAATTTGGATCTTCTATCTATATTGGAACAGGTGGTAACATCGAAAAGATTATAGAATCTGAAATGGTATTTAGAGATCCTAAAGGTTTCTCAATGTTAGAGTTTGATGATATATGGGAAGGTAATGGTAAGATAGGTTGGTTTGTACCTGCGTATTATATGGATGGTAACTTTAAAGATAAGAATGGTAATACTAGACTTAAAGAAGCTACTGAAGTATATGAAAAGCGTAGAGTTGAGAAAAAGAAAGCTAAATCTAACTCAGCAATCGATTTAGAGATGATGAACTACCCTTTGAAACCTTCGGAGATGTTCATTAACAAATTAGGAAACAGATTCCCTATTGCTGAACTTAAACAACAATTAGTAGAAGTTCAAACTAAACGTAGTGAATATAGAGATAAACATTGGACTGGTACACTGGTTTTCAATAAATTAGGTAAATTAGAGTTTAAACCTAAAGATGATAACTTAGTAGTTCGTGATTATCCTATACTAGATAACAGAAGTAAAGAGGGTATGATCGAAATATTCGAGATGCCTAAACGTGATCAACAAGGTGAAGTATTTAGAAATAGATATTATTCTGGTACAGATACATATGATGATGATGAATCTAGTACTAACTCATTAGGTTCTATATTTGTAATGGACTCTTGGACTCAACGTATTGTAGCTGAGTTTACAGGTAGACCAAGTACTACTGAATTCTATGAGATAACTAGAAAACTTACAATATTTTATAATGCTACTAACAACTATGAAAATAACAAGAAAGGTTTATTCTGGCATTACGAAAAGAAAAAATCTTTAAATATATTAGCTGAAACTCCTAGATCATTGAAAGATGAAGCTAATGTAAGTATACGTAGTGTAGGTAACACTAGATACGGTACTCCAGTTGGTGGTTCAAGAGGTGTTCAAAAATATGGTATTCAGCTTATAGAATCTTGGTTAGATGGTCAAGCTACAGGTAAAGAAGAAGGTATATCTAATGTATATATGATTAGAAGTGAAGGATTACTTAAAGAGCTTATAGCTTATAATCCAGATCCATCATATAACTTTGATAGAATCATGTCTTTGATAATGACATTAATTTTAACTGAAGATCAGTATAGAATGATCGAACAGGAAAAAGATAATCAATCTAAACCTAAAAGTAGTGCCTTAGCACAAGATAATTACTTTAATAAAAATTATGATGGTAATGCAGCTCAAGCTAGATTCGCTCAAATAGAGAAAAGATCTAAAAAGATATTATTTCCTAATGAAGTAGATGATAGTAAACGCTATTAAAACGATATTTTTTTCTAATTATAATGAATAAAATGTCATTGTTAATACTAATTTAATACCTATATTTGTAAAATATGGCTACAACTATTTCAACACCTCTACCAAGACAGAGGTTACCTTATTCCCAAAAAACTAAAACATGGCGTAAAAATGTCATGGATCATGCTGATGGTCATTCTATTTATCATAATGGAATGGTTCGTAAAACGTTACATAATAAAATTATAAACTTAAATTTATATAATGGTATTGTAGACGTTAGAGATATACATAAAACTTTAAATCCATTCGGTATGGATGCGTCGTATGTTCCAGATAACATACCTCACCACCCTATAATGGTACCTAAGATAGATTTACTAGTAGGTGAAGAAATTAACAGACAGTTTGATTTTACAGCTATAGTAACTAATCCTGATGCTATTAGTGCTAAGGAAGAAGAAAAGAGTAAGTTTGTCAAAGAAAGATTTACTGAGTTTATTAAAAGTACAGGTGAAGACCCTCAAGAAATTGAAAGAAAACTTAAAGAATTAGAAAAAGATATTCATAGCTGGCAAGACAAAAAAGAATTACTAGCTAATAGAATATTAAGACACTACTGGGAAGAGCAGGAGTTCAGTAAGACATTCACTGAATGTTTCAAAGACGTTCTGATTAACGCTGAAGAAATAGTCCAAGTAGATATTGAAAATAATGAGCCAGTTCTAAATAAGCTTAATGGAATGAAAGTCCATGCTATTAGAAATGGTAATAGCAATAGAATTGAAGACTCAGATCTAATCATATTAGAAGATCATTGGAGTCCAGGTAGAATTGTAGATGTATTCCATGAAGAGTTGAAACCAAAGGATATTGATACTATACTAGAATATTCTACTGCTAGAAGTACAGATAGTTATACTGATGACGATAGTAATCACTTATTCCTTAGAGATGGAATAGGTGGTGATAACACTGTAGACCCTTACTTAGGTATTGGTGAAGTTAATGGATTTAATTTTTCATCTAACTTTACAGATCCTGAAGGTAACATTAGAGTCTTACGTGTATACTGGAAGTCACTTAAGAAAATGCAAAAGATTAAGTATTATGATGAAATGGGTGATGTGCAAACAAAACTTAGATCTGAAGAATATATAATTGATAAAGAAGCTGGAGAGGAAAGTACTACGTTATGGGTTAATGAAGCTTGGGAAGGTACTAAAATAGGTAAGGATATTTATATTAATATGCGTCCTAGACGAGTTCAATATTCTAAAATGATGAATCCATCTTATAATCACTTCGGTATTATAGGTGAAGTATTTAATACTAATCAATCTAGAGCTGTATCTTTAGTAGACAGAATGAAGAACTATCAGTATATGTACGATGTACTATGGGATAGAACTAACAAGGGTATACAAAAGAACTACGGTAAGATTTTAGAACTGGATTTAGCTAGAGTACCAGATAACTGGGAAATTGAAAAATGGATGCACTTCGCTGTAGTAAATGGTATTGCAGTAACAGATTCATTTAAAGAAGCTAATAAAGGAGCTGCTACAGGTAAGTTAGCAGGTAATATGCAACAGTCTAAAGGTTATTTAGATTTAGAGACTGGAGCTTATATTCAACAACATATTAGTTTACTTGAGTATATTAAAATGGAAATGGGAGAAATCTCAGGTGTTTCTAAACAAAGAGAAGGTCAAATATCAAACAGAGAAACTGCAAGTGGTATTGAACGTTCTGTTAACCAATCATCTCATATTACTGAGTGGTGGTTTATGAAACATGAAAACTTTAAGAAAAGATGTCTTACTGCATTTTTAGACACTGCTAAAATAGCGTTTAAAGATAATCCAAAGAAAGCACAGTATATCTTAGATGATCAGTCTATAGAAATTTTAAATATAGATGAAGAGTTTACAGATGCTGATTATGGTATTGTAATAACTAGTTCTCAGAAAACTAAAGAACTGGAAAATACAATGAAACAATTAGCTCAATCATTCATGCAAAATGGAGGTAACTTTAGTACTGTAATGGATATCTACTTATCACCTTCATTGGCTGATATGAGACGTAAGATTGAAGGTGTTGAAAATGACATTAAAGAATCTGAAAGATTGCAAGCTGAGCAACAAAACAAAATAGCTGAAGCTCAACTTAAAGCATTGCAAGAAAGTGAACAAGCTACAAGAGATCTTAAGAAATATGAAATTGATACTAGAGCTACTACTGATATCCAAAAAGCTATTATAAGTGCAACTGGTTCAATGGACGATGGTATTGAAAATCCTATTGAGTCTATTAAAGTAGATTTAGATAGACAAAAGATGATGAATGACCATATGGAAAAGATCAAAGCTTTGAACCAAGATATGTTAATGCATAAAGATAAGATGGTTATTGAAGAAAAGAAGATTCAAGCTGCAAAAAATAAACCAGCTAGTAAGTCATAAACGCTATTAAAAGTTTTTGAATATAGTTCTATATATCGAAAATTATTTGCTTTTATACTAAAAAATGTTTTATATTTGTATAAATATTAAAAAACGGAACTGATAATATGGATGATGAAATTAATGATCTAGACTTAGACATGGGTATTTTTGGAGAAATACCGTCTATAGATTTAGAAGAAGGGGAACCTTTATTTCCAGAAGATGGAGAAGGTGAACCAATAGAAGAAGAAATTACCCCTAATACGGGAGATGAACCTATCAACGAGGAAGTAATTCCAGATGAAGTAGTTGGAGAGGATAATAAAGGCGAAGTAGAAGATGACAAACCAGCGGATAGTACAGCTGATGAATCTTCTCCAAATTTATTCAGTTCCTTAACAGCTTTACTAGTTGAAGAAGGATTGATATCTTCTACAGATGCCAAACCAGATAGTGCAGAAGCATTCGCTGATTTATTCAAAGGAGAAATTAAAAAGAATGAATTTTCAGATTTAAATGAAGTTCAACGAACTTACTTAGAGAACTTAAGAACTGGTATTCCAGAAGATGAAATTAAAACTCATTTAAAAGTTCAAACACAATTTGAAAGTATTAAGGAAGAAGATATTAAGGCTAATCCTGAATTACGTCAAAAGATCATTTATAATGATTTTATTAATAAAGGTTTCACAGAGGAGAAAGCTATTAAAATGTTAAGACGTAGTATTGAATTAGAAGCTGACACAGAAGATGCTACAGAAGCTCTTTCAGCACTTAAAGAATTCGATAAACAAAACTTTGAGAAACGTAAATTACAAATCCAAGCTGATAAAGAAGCTGAGATTAATGCTGAAATAAAGAGAGTTGATACTTTAAAAAATAAAATTAAGACAAGTAAAGAGATTATATCAGGATTTCCACTTACTGATAATGTAAGAGAACAAGTTGAAAAAAACTTATTTACAGTAGTAGGTACTAATCCAGAAGGTAAGAGTGAGAATGCTCTGATGAAATACGCAAGAGAGAACACTGAAAACTATCAACTTATAACTAATTACTTATATACAATTACTAAAGGATTTAAAGATTTTGGTCTTATTGAAAAAACTAAGAATACTAAAATTGTAAACGATTTAGAACGAGCTATTAAGAGTAGCACTAGAATATCTGATTCAGGAAAACCAGCTTACATGCAAGATCCTGATAGTTATTCAATAGATATTGAAGGTCACGACCTGATTATCGATTAAACTATAAATTATTAAAAACAATAAATAAATTATGAGCGTAGGTAAATTTGTAATGACACAAGCTAAATCGTTTTCTGGTATGACTACCAGGAATCACTTAGGTGCGATTTGGATGCAGAGCCCTCAAATGGGTTCTAAAATTACTACTCAGCTCTTACAAGAATCAGGTGTTAAGAGTTTAGATAACTCTTTAGCCATGTTTCCTGTAAAAACATTAGAGTCTGATGACGACTTTATTTGGAAATTAGCAGGTTCGTCTGAACGTAATATTCCTCTTAAAGAAGCTCGTTGGAAAGGTAGCGTTGTAACATCTGCTACTACTAATGTTGGTGCAGGACGTGACACTTTTGAACTTGTATTCCCTGAGAAGTATTTCACAGATGTACACGAAATTGTTGGTGAAAAGCCAGATGTGTATAGAATTAAAATTGTAGACGATCCTCGTCCAGAAGGAACTACTGATTGGGTGTATACCTGTGAGGTGTTCGGTGATGAGTCTAGTCTATTAGGTATACCAGGTGAGGAGTTACTTCCTTACAAACGATTCTCTATTGATGGTGCTTCTGTTGAAGACGAACTATCAATCAAGGGTGCTGGTATTCAATTCAACACTCCTTACACAATGCGTAACAGTTTCTCTTATTTGAGACTAGAGCACAGTGTATCGGGTAAAATGATTGATGTAAACTTCAAAACTAACCCATTATGGTTTAGTAACATTGTAACAAGAGATCCTAAATCAGGAGGTCTTCATGAGTCTAAGACTTGGATGCAAGAAGTTTACTGGCAGTTTGAACAAGCTGTAAGTAAAGTTAAGTCAAGAACGATTTTCTTTGGTAAGACCAACAGAGATGAGAATGGACGTTTCTTAAACTTCGGTAAGTCGAACATCACAATTAAAGCTGGTTCTGGAATTAGAGAACAAATGGAAGTTTCTAATACAATCTTCTACAACAACTTTAGCTTACGTATCATTACTGATATGTTAACTGAATTGTCTGAAGGTAAATTAGATATTAACTATAATTCAGGACAGCGTAAATTCATGATCAAAACTGGTGAGCGTGGTGCTGTACAGTTTCATGAAGGAGTTACTGCTGAGGCAATGGGATGGATTTCATTATCTCAAAACAACCCAGCTGTTATTCAATCAACTGATAGTAAATTACACCCTAATTCCTTTAAAGGCGGTTTCCAATTCACAGAATGGATTGCACCAAATGGAGTACATGTAGTTATCGATGTTGATCCAATGTATGATGACAAAGTAAGAAACAAACTATTACATCCTAACGGAGGTGTAGCTGAGTCTTATAGATATGACATCTTTTACATCGGACAGTCTGCTGAACCAAACATTCAGAAGGTAGTAGCTAAAGGTGAAGAGGAAATGAGAGGTTACCAAGCTGGTATCCGTGATCCTTTCACTGGTCGTAGAGGTGGTACAATGTCAAGAATGGAAGATAGTGCTACTATCACAGCAATGTGTACAGTAGGTGCTATGGTAAAAGATCCATCAAGAACAGCGTCACTAATACCAAATATTATAGCATAATAATGCAACAATAGCTAGAGGGGTTTCGTCGCCCCTTTAGTATCTAAAATTTAAAATTAAATATGGGAACTGAAACAGTATTGGAGAAAACTAGTTTTACCTTACCAGATAAGAAAATTATCGTAAGGTTTATCAGAAAAAGAAAAGGTATGGCAGCTGACGTGAAAGATGATCACGTTATCGCAGGAGGAATGTTAAACGGATCGTTTAAGAAAATTCCAGTACCAATGCAAAAGAATGGTTCATTAGCGAACGTTCTTACAAAAGAAGAAAAAGCTTTCTTAGAAAGTGATGAAGGATTAGGAAAAGGTTTATCAGTATATGCTAATAAAGAATTTTGGCAAGATAGATATGTAACCTTAGTAAAAGGAGATAACTTCTTAGACTTATCAGATCCAATTGATTATATTGATTATAAAATATTATTGGGTAATTCAGATAAGATCGCACCTTCATTAGCTGTTCAGAGTCATAAAGCTACATATCAATATGTAATTGTAGATAGTGATGAAGAAATGGCAATCGAAAGAGATACTTTTAATTATAAGAAAGAAGCTTTCAAATTATATTCTAAAGTAGAAGATAATGAAGCTATCTTAAGAGGTATCTTAAAAATTGTAAACAAACGACCAGTATCAGAAGCATCTAAAATAACTTGGTTAAGACAAGAAGTTGAAAAACTAGTTGATGGTGATTCTAAGAAATTCGTAGAGTTTATGAAAGATAGTGATTATGAGTATAAAATATTACTTTCAAATGCTGAAGATGCAGGTGTAGTAATCACACATAATCAAAAATACTCTACTAGCGATGGTATTGAATTAGCTGAGATTGATGAAATTCCATCTTTTGCGAATGCAGTTAGATACTTAGCTAATCCTAAGAATTCAGAGTTAGTGGATATTATAAAAGTTAAATTAGAAAAAACTACTAAACGTAAAAAATAATGACGGTATCAGAATTAAAGAATGAATTTAATATATTATACGATAGTATATCTTCTAATTCTGCACCAGGCATTGATGACTACGAGATGTCAGTATTTTTAACAAAGGCTCAATTAGAACTAGTCAAAAGTAAGTTTGAGCCTTTATCTAATAAGTTACAACGAGGATTTGAAGGTAACACTAAACGTAGAAATGATTTAAAAGAATTAATTAGAGATTATAAAACTTCTCTAGAACGTGTTCTAAATAAGCATGTAAACTCTGATTCTCAGTTCTTCGCATTACCATCTGATGTTTTATATCCTATTCAAGAACAAGCTATATTAGTTTGTAATGGTAAAAATAAAACTGTTACTATAACACCTAAGACTCATGATGAATATAATATTCAGATTGAGAATCCATTTAGAAAGCCTTACAATAAAGAAGTATGGCGTATGGATTATTCGTCTAAGGAAGCTGGTAATGACATCGTAGAACTTATATCAGATTCTAAAGTTAAAGAATATAACCTTAGATATTTAAAAACACCAGATCCAATCATTATATCAGATTTAACAGTTTTTGGTGAAGGTTTAAGTATAAATGGTAAAACATCTCCTAGTATTGGAGACTTAACTGCCTTTCATACTGAAATATTAGATAGAGCTGTCGAATTAGCTAATAGAGCTTATAGAGAAAACTCATTACAATCTAATGTTCAATTGAACACAAGAAATGAATAAATATTATTAATTAAAATTAAAAAAACTATGTCTGCATTCGGACCACAAAATTCAGGTGATTTATTAGTAGGTAGTACGTATGGTACATCAGCTAATGCTTTAGCATTTATTACTAGTGCTAATGATAAAGCTATACAAGTCTTCTCTGGAGACGATACTGCTTTAGCTGTTAACAAACCTTTTAAATTACTACAAAAAGCAAGTTCGGCAAAAGCTGGATTTGAATTCTCAGAAATCATAGACCCAAAGTCTATTAACTATGTAAAGTTTGACAGTTACTCTGCACCAGTTCAACGCGTATTACGTGTAGAAGGGTTCACAGGTACTCCACGAGCTAATGTAACGTATGAAGTATTCATTCGATTATATAACGACGGTGGTACATTATCAGTTGAAAACTTTAGAATGATTCCTGCATTTTACACGACTCCGTCAGATGTAACAGGTTTAACATTCGCAACTATCTTAACGTCATTAAAATCTGACTTAGATAAGACATTAGCTAAAGAAGGTTCTTCTTTGTTTACAACTTCTATCGATACTACAAATGGGTACTTCATTGTTCAAGGTAACAACAAGTCATTCGTCTTAGGTAAGAAAGATGGTAAGCCAGTTGAATTTGAACTTCAAGCTGCTGTCAGAGATAATGGTAGTGCTACTACTTTATCTGGAGCACGTTACAGTGACCTTACCGTAGCAACTGCTACAGCTGGATCATCCGGAGTTGGAACAGGCGTTCAAGCCGCTAACTTAGAATGGTTCTACAAAGGCTACAAGTATTCTAGATATCGTGAAGTGGATTCAGTAAATGGATTCCCTGGTATCTATCAAGTAGATTCTAGTAAAACTTACCATGTAGGTGTTATTAGTTACTACAAAGAAAGATCTTATACTAATGTTGAAAAGCAACATAGATTACTTTACATCTTAATTGATGCAGCTGATCAAGATGGTGCTGGAGCTGGTACTTCATTCACAGCGGTAAACGCTTTGATTGCAGATTTAGAAACTGTTACAGGTTTAACTATAGCTGATTTATCATAATTTGACATTAGATAACATTCTTATTGAAAATTAAAAACCAAAGGGGATTTGGGTCATAAGGCTCCAAGTCCCTTTTTTTATCCAAAAATATGAAAATAACAAGTTTTGAAATATCGTCTGACAAAAGTAAACTTAGTTTAACTATTGGAGACGCACAGGACGTAATCTCTTTGAGGTTATGGGATAACGATACGTATAAAGATTTTAGTAAGTTAATTGACTTATCTGATAAATTGACAGGAGCTTCTACTGAAACAATAGATATATTTCCTAACGATTTAAATATTTCAAGCTTTAGTGGTATCTATTTCATAGAAGCTGAAGATATTACTGAAACCTCTTTGGAGTTTACTTCAATACTTAATAAGTATGAAGAGTGTGTACTGAATCAATCAGTATTATATGATAACTGCGAAGAATGTATAGAAGACTTAAATCTTAACATTTTGAATATTAATACAATGTTAACTAGTTTAAAAATGGCTTTAGAATTAAGATTTATTAATGAAATGCTTAATATTATAAAAGCATTGGATAAGTATTGTACTAATAACTGTAGTACATGCGGTCAGGAGATAGATGCTTCAGACTACGAAAATAACAATCCAGATAGTATAAACATAATCTTAGATGGCGAAAGCTTAGATTAATAATAATAAAAATAAACAATGTCGGAATTTAAAATAACAAAAATCCAAGTTAAAAGAGCTAACGCTGCGACATGGACTTCACAAAATCCTTTCTTAGATGATGGAGAATTTGGATTTGAAAGAGATACCAATAAACTTAAGATTGGTAATAGGGATGTTCCCAGTAGATGGAATGATTTACCTTATTTAAGTACAGGTTCTGGATCTGGAGATTCAGGTTTTACTGAAGAACAAATACAAGATATAGTAAACACTTTAGTTGTAGCTGGACCAGGGATTAGTAAAGTATATGATGATTCTTTAAATAGATTGACATTGTCTATTACTGACGAGGTATTTACAACTTCAGAAAAAAATAAGTTATCTAATATTGAACCTGGAGCACAAGTAAATCCATCTACAGGTGATATTATAGATGGTATCGACAATACATTAGGTAGTACAGCTTGGAAATCTAAATTAACTACTGAAGAAGTTCAAGATATAATGGCTACCTCATTAATAGGTGGAACTCAAACTAATATATCTGTAACTTATAATGATTCAAATAACACGTTTGATTTCTTTGTATCCGCTAATGGTGGAGGCGGAGGAGTCTCTCAAGAAGAAGTAGAGGATATAGTGGACGGTTTAATACAAACTGGAAATGGTATATCAAAAATTTACAATGATGCATCAGGAACGCTTACAATAAGTTTATCAGGTGAAAACTTCACTACTTCTGAAAAGAATAAACTATCAGGTATAGAGGCAGGGGCTTCAGCGGATCAATCTCCAGCTGAAATAAAAGCTGCATATGAATCTTCACTTGATACCAATGCTTTTACAGATGCTGAGAAAACTAAATTAGGTAATGTACCAGATGATCAATCTACTATAAATAGCGATATTGAAAGTAGAACACTAGCTAATGATGCTAAAGTATCTTATCCTGGTGATCAAGATATATCAGGTATTGCTACAAATGCATCAGCTATAGCAACTTTAGATACTAATAAACTAGAATCTACAGATTTAAAAACTATAAATGGGGAATCTATTGTAGGTTCTGGAGATATAGAAATTATAAGTGGTAGTAATGAGTATAATAACATTTTTAGAGACTCAAGTGACTCAGGTCTTACTGGAGCTATAAATGGCACTAACACATCTTTCACAGTATCTAATGGGTCTTATAATCCAGGAACACTTAATGTATTTGTTGAAGGACAATTATTCACAGCAGGTCATGGTGTTATAGAGACTACTCCTGCAACTGGAGTTTTCACATTTGAAAATGCTCCTGAGACAGGGACTAGTTTATATGTAACATATCAAGTTGGTAATACAGTTACTGATATAGTAGATGGTTCTATTATTGAAAGTAAACTATCATCTGATGTAATATCAAACTTTAAGAATACTCCAAATGGATATGTGTCTCCTAGAGAATACAATTCTATTATGGATGGAGTTACTGATGATAGAGACACTTTTGAATCGACCTTAATTGCAGCAAGAGCAGTAGGTAAAAGAGTAATAGTGGACAGGGATATATTCTTAGATGTATCAGAAACATCATCATCTATTATTTTAGAAAGTGGCGATTGGATTGAAGGTATAAATGGAGCTAATATTATAGTTAACAATCTGTTAACTCCAGCATTCTTAATGGTTCTAACAAGTAATATAACTTTTAAAAATATAAACATTGTTTATGATCAAACATATGATGCTACTGTAAGTGGTTCTACTGAAGACTCAAACAATTTTATTTCATTTTTAAATAACTATTTAGTTTCAAATAGAGGAATAACTTTAACTAATTCAAATTTTGGATGGACAGGTAGAAGCTCATTAAGATATACTTTTATGATTGATGCATGTGAAGATATATTATTTGATAATGTAACAGTGAAATCTAAAGGTGAAACTGCGGATAAGTTCATGATCGGAGCATTTAAGCTTAAATGGGAATGGGCTAAAAACTCTACTATCACATCGAATGTAGGTGATACATCTATATGTAAAAATATAACTTTTAAAGATATCATTTTAGACGGGTATATAATGGGTATCCAAGGTGTTGTAGACGGATTTAAAGTAGATAATTTTAAAGCGTACAGGTACAGTGATGTTCAAACAGCATCTGGAACTGAAATAGGTGGGACAGCTTTTTGGATGGCACCTCCACACCTATTCTATTTGAACACTGATGCTTCTCCTTTATACAATACTCAAAACGTAGAAATAAGGAATACAATTGATTACGGAATATTGGTAGGTTCTAATGACCATAGGTCAGAAACTAGCGGATACTGTACATCATTAAAAATGATAAATACAGTAACCAATGTTTATGTTGATAATTATACATCCTTAAGAAGAGACGGTTTAGGTGAGATTCAAGACATGAGTAATGCTACTTATAAAAACATCTACTCAGAATCAGAAATAGGTATCTTTGATTCAAGTGTAGGATTTAATGCTTTTAGATTTTTAGGAACAATTGAAAATGTTCATTTTGAAAATGTAACATTAAAAGATAAGTCTACATATCTAGAAATATATCCTTTAGATTTAGCATCAGGTAACAACTCATCAATGACTAACTTTAATGTTATAATTGAAGGTGAGTTAAATACAGACATTTACGGTTGTTACGGTATATCAGGAAGTAATAATAAAATTACAAACTCTTTTTTAAAGATAGGTAATCATACTTCAACACAAGATTTTAGAGGTGTAATATACCACGATAATACAGCTTTGTTATCAGGAGCTAACAATCACTATGAAGTAATAGTTCAAGGATGGAGAGACTTAGGTTCTATTCCTTCATCTACTAGACCAAGAGTGTTACTTGCTTCTGCATTAAATCCAAATAACAACTATGCAAAACTAGTTGATATTAGTAATAACTATGTAGCTGAGCAAGTAAATGGAGTTTTAACAGGTACTCTTATTAAGTCTGAAATTGTAACATTAGGAACTGGTACAAGTCAAGCTTTATCAATGGTTATACCAACAGGTTTCGCTTTAGATAAAGTAGTCTCAGAAACTATTACAGCATTAAATTCGGGAACAAACGTTACAATAGGAACAGACACCACTACAAACAAAGCTAATTTAATAGCTAATGTGTATGAGACAACAGGTAAAGTTGATTTTAACATAAATGAAAATTCTCATTACAGTGGAAACAGGTCTATATACATCAACTCAGACACCGACTTTGCTAGTTCTGGAGTAATAAAAGTAACAATAGAGTTAAAAAGATACAGCGAAACATCATTTAGTAAGTCAGATAATGTAATAGCTAATGTAACAGATAATTCAGTAACAACTTCCAAAATAGTTGACGCTAATGTTTCTTTAGCTAAACTAAGTCCTTCTGTACAATCAACACTTAACCAGGCAATATTAAGCTATGAGACTTTAGAGGAAAACGAGATTTTAGTGGTTAAGTCTGATGGTACAATCGAAGGTGTTCCTAATTTTACATTCACAGGAGCATTACTACAAGTTGGTTCTACAGCTTCAGGAATTTATAGCCAACTAGGAGATAATACATTTTCTTTTGCTAGAAATGCAGATAGTTCAATACGACAAATAGGTGGTGCAGACATAAATTTTCAAACTCAAAATTCTTCTGCATCAAACACTACCAGATTAAAAATAGAAGGTGGTTCTGATAATGGTTTTGTAGAGCTGTATAACTCCACATTAAAAAAGAACACTTTAGACACAGCTCCTGCAAACTCATCTGCAACAGGAACAGCAGGGGAAGTAAGATTTACAGCAACAGGAGTTTACATATGTATTGCAACAAATAGCTGGATTAATGGAGCGGGAACAACATTCTAATAAATAAGAAAAACTTAAACAATGGCAGAACCAATTATAAAAAATAAAAATATTCAAGATATACCTATCACAAAAGTGGTGGGTCTTGAAGATGCACTAGCTAGTTCAGGAGGAGGGTTTATTAATACAGTTACCCCAGAACAATTTGGAGCAGACCCTACAGGCGTTGTAGATAGTAGTGATGCATTTGAAGATGCATTTAATGATGGACGAAAAGTTGTGTTAGGTCATAATGCTACTTATTTAATTTTACAAAATAAAGATTTTACTAGAACAGGAACAATAGAAGTAGAAGGTAATGGTTCAACAATAATAACCAACCTTTCCGTTAGGCAATCTAGATTATTTTTATTTTCTACAACTGTAGATTTAATTAAAATTAAAGATTTAAATGTAGATGGTAAAAACTTTTTAGGAGTAGCTTTTTATATTCAAACAAACTTTAATTTTAATAATGTTAGAGTTAAAAATCTATATGACGATGTTTCAGCAGCTTTAGCTTTTAGAGTAGATGTAGGTAAGCAATTTACTACATCTAATTTCACAAACTGTTACGTTGATAATGTAAATGCTCCTATCGGAGGTACTATAGGTGATGCTTCTGGAGCTTGTAGAGCTATTATGGTTAACTGGAATTACACAGACGAACCAACTCAAATAAGAATAAAAGGCGGTAAGTATAGCAATGTATTTGGTAATGATGGTGATATTTTTCAATTAGCTCAAGCTAATAATAACCATACGCATAACTGCAAAACTATAGTTGAAGATGTTATATTAGAGAACTGGTCAAGAAGAGCAATCAAAGGTACTAGCTCAGGAATAGAGCTGTATAGAGTTAGATTCATAAGTACTGTTACTGGTGATCCTAGAACAGTAGGTGGAACCCCTTCTGGAATGCTTACATTTTCAATACATAATTCAACTACTACTCCTAATGAAAGGAACAAATACGGTAAAGCTATAGATTGTATTTTTGATAACAGAAATGGCTATGATGGTAGAATCTTAGCAACAAATACTGGTAGTTTGCAAATAAAAGGATGCACATTTATAAATTCTCAATTTGTATTTAACTCCGTTGTTGGTAACACTGAACTTACAGATAATACTTTTCAAGGTCAATCTTCTTATATATATAATACAGATAATCCAGTATTCGAGGGTATTACTAATATAAAAAGAAATACCTACACTAGAGAGGCTGGTGCAAATGGTAGAGGTTTGTTTGATTTAGGGTCAAATACCAACGCTTATAAAAACATCAACATAGAGAATAATACTATAATTATTAACACAGATGGAACTGAAATTGTATTTGGAATAGGTAGTTTTGGTTCTAGTACAACTTTAGAAAATGTGCTTATAAAAAACAATACAATTTTAAGAACTGTAGCGGGTTCAAGAAAAGAGTTAGTAAGGATAGATGGAGATATAATTGGCGGTGTATCTATTATAGGTAACTATCAAGAAAGTGTAGATGGAGCTACTGGATTCAGTTCGGGAGTAGGGATAGATATTAATGGAACAGGAACACCATTAATAAGAAATAATTATCATAGTTCAGGACAGCAATATCCTGATAGCATATAAAACTTAAACAATGTCAGAAGTTGGTGACGTAGTTATATGTGGCAGTAATTTTGGAACAGGATCTAAAATACATCAACAATTAGATACAGTTTCTAATGCTTCTGGAACTAACATAATTATAGATAGTAATAACATTGCTGATGCTAATTATTTAGAATTTACAACACTTTCTTATACAGCACAAGAAGTTTTAGATTGCTTAGGTAATGTGGTTATTCCAATACCTTTATTATCAAATAAAAATCAAAATTTAATTTATTGGAGAATATAAAATGAATAAACATAATAAATCAATAGTATATAGTACAAGCAAGTCTATAGATAAAGCTAAAGTTACAGGTAGTTTAAATTTAAAGAATATTAGTTTTTATCAAACTTTTGTTAAATTACTTGAGTACTTTAAAAATATATCTAAAGAATCTATTAAGTATTCTATTATAGAGAAGAGTTTAAATCAATTAATATCTATTAGTTCAGATATATGTGGAATTAATAGTGTATTACCTAAAGGATCTTATGTTATAGATTCAAATGGTAATACTATTGTAACTAATGATGATATTAATATACCTACTTATGATGTTACAGTTTCTAATTTAGTTACTGATGATATTATTAATGAACAGATATTATATAATAGTACTGAAACAGCTGATTTCTATAAATTTAATTTAGCTGACTTCTTATCAATCTATAATGATAATAGTGATCAAGATTTTAAAAATATTATTATTTACAGAGACGACCTTGATGGAGGTGTTATAAGAAGATTATATGATATACCTAATAAGTATGGTGATTTATACACGGAGAAACCTAATAGTTATATCTCAATACTTAAGGACGACATCGCTAATTGGTCATACTACAATACTAGCACGACTGATTTTTCACATAATATCAAGTTTTACATAGTAGATGTTCAACCAATAGGTTATATATCAAGTAATACAGCTTATATCACTGTAGATAGATCAGGTTCAATTAACCAGCCTGCCACAATAGGTGATATAACCATAGTAAGACCTAATAGAAGTATTACAGTTCTTACTTTAGCAATGTTTACATCTCAATTAGCACCTCCATATAATGATCCAGAAAACGATCTTATTGATGCTATTAGGATAGATGAGATAAGTACAGCTAACTTAGGTCTTTATAAATTAAATGGTACACTTGTAACAGAAGGTACTATTATAACTAGAGAACAATTAATTAACGAAGAATTTACTCATGAAGGTGGAAATGTAGATACTGTGTATGGAGATAGTATTAATTTTTCAGCCAGAGATGAGGGAAGTAAAATATGGGTATCGTAATGGCAATATTTAATATCATATCAGAAGAATTAGTAGAAGAGATTATACCTTTTACAACAAGTAATAACATTATAAGATTAGGTAACATTAATCTAAAAGTAAGTCAATTTGAATATAATACATTAGACCAATGAGCAAACAGGATATAGATTTAGGTACGAGAGGTAATAGTAACACAGGAGATGATGTGAATGAAGCCTTTGCTAAAGTAGAAGCTAACTTCACAGAACTTTATGATATTAAATTAGAATCAATACAAGCTGGTACTAGCTTAACAGTTGATAATACAGATCCATTAAATCCTGTATTGAATGCTACTATACCAGATCAATTACTTAATACTTCTGAACTAATTAATAATGGTTCAGATGGAACATCTACATTTGTAGAAATGAATGAATTAGGTGATTTAGCTTTTAAAGATACTATTGATAATTCAGATTTAAGTGCTTCACCAGGATTAAGTATTAAAGGTAACAACACTGGTACAACAGGTAGTGTATTAGATTTAACACCTACTCAAGTTAGAGCAATGCTTAATATTGAAGATGGTGCAACACCTGATAGAAGTTTAAGTATAAGTGGTAATGATCTTACTATATCAGGTCCAGGAGGAAATACAGTAACGCTTCCTTCAAGTGGAGGTAGTGTTGACTTTGACGATGTTCCTACAGATGGTAGCATTAAAGCTGTAAGAAGTAACGGAATATTCGATGCGTTATCAGGTAAAATAAATGCTGGATATACAGATATAGGAAGTACTCTTCTTGACATAAGATCTTCAGTTGGATTTAAATTTCAAGAAACAGGTAGTTTTACTGGATGGGTGATGGCTGACAACGATATAAGTTTCACAGCTGCAAATGATGATAATACAGGAATAACAACTTTAGGTATATTTCCTGGAAGGATATCATCTAGTATGAGTACATCTCAAATAGGAGCTGCTTCAGGAGATACTTTAATAACAAAAGATTATGCTGATTTAACTTACTCTGGTGGCGGCAGTGGGGGTACAGTAGATCAAACTATTATAGACGGATCAACTAATGCGGTTAGTGGTAATGCTGTTAATGATGGTCTTGCACTTAAACCTAATTTAGCAGGAACTAACAACTTTACTGGTACAGCTTATTGGACTGGTAATGTATTTGCAAACGTGCTATCATCTAGGTATCACCAAGTAACAAATACACCTTTACCAACAAATACAGACAACGGAAGTAGCTCTAGTGGAGTATTAAGAGCAGGAGATCAAAATGGAGAAATGGTTTGGTTAGGGCATACAGCTGCAATGATTTTTGACAATAGCCTTATTACTTCAGCAAGAACATATACAATGCCTAATAAATCAGGTACTGTAGCAATGACTAGTGATATAGTAGAAAATACATCAGGCACATGGACACCAGTTATTACAACAACAGGTTCTGCTAGCTATACTTATAATACATCAGTTACAGGAGGTATCTGGACTAAAGTAGGTAAGACTGTTACGTTTAAATGCACTGTAGTTATCAATAGTAAATCAGGAACTCCAACTAGTTCTGCGCTGCAAATTACGGGCTTTCCTTTTGTATCAAAAACAATAGGGGGTTATAGTGCAGTAAATCCTGTTCCAATTCATCACACAAAATTTCTTGATGTAACAGGAACAGTTACAGGAGCTTTATCAGGATCAACATTTGTATTTTTCCAACCTGATTTATCGAATGCAGGAGAAATATTACCTGTTAACTATTCAGCATTAAGAGGATCGGCAAGTGGCGCGTTAACCCTATATGGAACAATAATAGTAGATTAATTAAATTAAACTAAATGGCACAATTCTTAATTACAACAAATTCTAAATTAAACTTACCTCCTAGTCAAATAGGTACAGGTCAGATAATAACTTTTAATCGAATAGATACGACATTCACTGAGTATAATTTTAAAAATACTATACCTATTTATGTAGATCCAGATGGTGATGATATAGAAGCTGTTAAGATACTTACTCTACCAAGTAGAGGTTTACTACAACTAAATGGTGTTAACTGCACTGTTAATCAAGAGATAAACTTTTCAGATGTTATAGCAGGTAACTTTAAATGGACATCAGAAGATGTAGATGCTTCATATAATACTTCATTTACTTTTGATTTATCAGATGTAGGGTCATCTACATTCTCAGGATTAACTACAGGATTAATGACTAAATATGTAGGACCTTATGTTAATCTACAACCTACTAGTGTAGGAGATAACTCTGATGAAATAGATTATAATACTACTAGAGTATTTACAGTTGCTGATTTTACAACTGATACTACACCTGCTTATTCTGACCCTGAAGGAGATGCAGCTGAACAACTTAAAATTACAGTAGTACCTACACAAGGTTCATTAAAATTTAATGGTATTAGTGTAACTGTTAATCAGATAATAAATTTTTCTGATATAGCATTAGGTAAATTAACATTTACAGCTGATGGTAATACAAATGGATATAATACTAGTTTTAATTTCGAAGTTGCAGATGCAGGTTCTAAAAAATTCACAGCGTAATGGGTACATTTAGTATAACAGTTCCTTTAAGTACATATGAAAATATAACTGTAAATTCAACATCTGAAATAGATTGTAATTCTACATTTAATGTAACTATTAATGTACCTACAGGACAGTCAAGACATGTTGCGATAACAGGTAGTGAAGATTTCTTTACAACTCCTATCAATGAAACTATTACAGTTAGTAAAACATATGATATAATTATTGAAGGTAGTAATATAGGAACAAAAGGTCTTAAGTCAGCAGCGCATATAGTCTTGAAAAAAGCTGAAGCTGATTTAGCTAGAATAGATTTTAAAAGCTTTAGTAGATATCACAATGGAACATATTGTTAACAAAATAAAAAAATGAAAATGGAATACAGTCAGATAGTATTAGCTATTATATCAGCTTTGTCGGGTGGGGCATTAGCTACATATTTAACTTTTAAGTTAGGTTCTAGAAAACAAGAGGAATCAGAGTTCTCAACTTTGGTTTCTCAATATAAAGAACTTACTGAAAGTTATAAGCTTGAGGTAGTTGAATTAAGAAAAGAAGTACAACAAATAAGAATAGATTTAAATTTTAAAGAGAATGAAGTAATACAACTAAGAAACCAACTAATGATATTTGAAAGTTCTCATGTAGATGTACCAGTACCTATATGGTTAAAAGATACAGAAGGTAAAATGTTGTTTTTAAATGATGAATATGAAAAAGCGGTATTAAATCCTTCTAATAAAACTAGAGCTGATTATCTTGGTAAAAAAGATATAGAAGTTTGGGGTCAAGAAGTAGGTTCTAAATTTTATAATAATGATAAAGAAGTAATGCGTAAAAAGCATTCAGTTCAATTCATAGAACAATGGGAAGGTGATAATGGCGTTGTGTATGAAGGGAGAGTTATTAAATATCCAAGGTTCTTAAATAGAACTGTAATCGGAATAGGTGGTATAATTATAGAAAGTACTATTCATAAAAAACAAGATAAATTATGAAAAAAGGTGTAATATTAAGTAAGCGTTATAAAACTTTATTAAATAATTATGGGATAAATACTCCATTAAGGTTAGCTCATTTTTTTGCACAATTGGAACATGAAAGTAATTTGTTACCAATAAGTGAAAATTTAAATTATTCAGCTTCAGGTTTAAGAAAAACATTTGGTAAATATTTTACATATAATGAATCTTTACTGTATGAAAGAAAACCTGAGAAGATAGCTAATAGAGTATATGCTAATAGAATGGATAACGGTGATGAAAAATCAGGAGACGGTTGGAAATACAGAGGTAGAGGATTCATTCAGATAACTGGTAAAAGCAATTACAGACTGTTATCAAAAGATATGGGAGTAGATTATATAAATAATCCTGACTTACTTTTAACTGAAGCTGATAGTATGATATCTGCAATATGGTTTTGGAATACTAACAACTTAAATCGTTATGCCGATAATGATGATGTATATTCTGTAACCAAAAGAATCAATGGAGGTACTAATGGTTTAGATCATAGAACTCAATTATTAAAAGAATATAAAAATGAATTTAAGTAAGACTACAATTATATTAGTTATATCTATAATACTTAATTTAGTATTAGGTTATTTATTATTACAACCTAAACAAGTTAAGTATATAGACGTACCGTTATTAATAGAAGTTCCTGTTCCAGGTAAGACAGGTTCATTCCCTCCTATAGAGCTACCTAAGCCTAAGTTAGAAACACCTAGGAGTGATAAAGTAATAGAGTATGTTAAAGCTGATAGTATAGTTAAGGACAGCTTATATAAAGATGCTATAACTGAAAGAGACTATGAATTAAAGTTTAAAGATAGTGTTCAAGAAGTTACTGTTAAAAGTAAAGTCCAAGGTAAACTACTTAGTCAATCATTAGAATATGAAATATATCCTAGCACTGTAACTTTAGATACTACTATACAAGTTCAAGTTCCTAATAAGAATAAACTATATGGAACTATGGAAGTAGGTACTTCAATACAAACATTTAAACCTATATTTAAAGCTGGTATACTATTAAAAAACAAAAAGGATAATATATATTCTATAGGATTTGATAGTGAGAAAACAGTGTGGATAGGTGGTTCAATTAAATTTTAATATAAAATAACCTCAATAAAACTTGCATAATTCAAATATTTATATTACTTTTGTGCAAAAGTTATAAATTTACATAAATGGAATTAGAAGAAATTAAAGATTTTTTGAGAAGTAAAAGAGGTTACTTGAAAGAAGGTGGTAGAAGACTTAAGACAGTATTAGAGCATAAAGGATATGACTCAACTGTTTCGGATTGTAAGAGAGCTATAAGAGCTGTTAATGCTGAATCTAAAACATCTTTACCTGAAGTTAAACAAAAGTTAAGTAAACGAAATGATGTTTTCGTACAAGCATTAACAGAAAGAACTCCAACTAAGAGTTACAAAGTTAATGTAAGAAAAGATAAGATTACAAAAAAGAATGTATTAGTAATAGGTGATTTACATGAACCATTTTGTTTAGATGGTTATTTAGAACATTGCGTTGCTACATATAAACTATATAACTGTGACACTGTAGTATTCATAGGAGATATAATTGATAATCATGCTTCTAGTTACCATGAGACTGATCCAGATGGATTGAATGCGGGAGATGAGCTTAGACAAGCTATTAAGAACATTCAGAAATGGTATAGAGCTTTCCCTAAGGCTACAGTTATTATAGGTAATCACGATAGGATTATAATGCGTAAAGCATACTCTAGTGGATTATCTAAAATGTGGATCAAAGATTATAATGAAGTATTAGGTACTCCAGGATGGGATTTCGTTGAATCAATTGAAATCGATGATGTACTTTATGTACATGGTGAAGGTGGCACTGCTAGATCTAGAATTAAATCTGATTTACAATCTACTGTACAAGGTCATTTACATACACAATGTTATGTAGAATGGATAGTAGGTAATAAATTTAAAGTATTCGGTATGCAAGTAGGATGTGGGATAGACCATTCTTCTTACGCTTTAGCATATGCGAAGGCAGGTAAGAAACCTGTAATAGCTTGTGGTGTAGTTTTAAATGGTGAAACTGCAATCAATGTAATGATGAACTTATAAAACATTCCACTTATTATATAATTTTTAATAGAACCTCCTCCGCCTATCTACGATGCGTATTAGAGGAGGTCTTTTATTTAACACTTAAAAATGAAATTAGATAAATTAGTTTACGATATACGAGAAGGTCTGAAAGAATATTCAGATGATTCCGAATTTAGCAATAGATACATTGAGTATCTTATAGGTATTAATAGATCTTTTTATCTTAAACAAGAATTAGATAAATTTGGCTCATCTTTTAATACTTCTATACTGCAAAGTTTTTGTAGTCCTATTGAAAAAGTTAATGCTAATGAATGTGGTATAACTTTAGGATGTGATTATATATACAGAACATCTTTAGCAATACCTGAATTACTTCAACTTAGTACTAGAGATGCATTATATAGAGTGGCATCAGTTAATAGATTATCTAAACCTTTTGATATCATAGATAGGCTTAGAGCTCCTTTTGCTAATCATAGTATATTTAAAAAAGCAATTAAAGTATTCTTACATAATGATGATAGATTATATTTCATTTTACCTACAGATGATACTTTATTAGAGAACGTAAGTATTACAGGCGTATTTGAAGATCCTTTAGACTTAGCTCTTGAGCGCTACTGCACTGAATGTAATACAGAGTGTTATGATCCCTACGAACATAATTATCCTCTTACACCTCATTTAATCAAGTTAGTAAGAAATGATATTATTAGAGAACTTTCAGGTAGAGAGAGATTAAAAGAAGATACTAACAATAATCAACAGGATGACAAATAAACCTTATGGAATGGCGGATTACTATAAGTTCTTTTGTGAGAGTAATCCATATATAAAATTATCAAGACAACAATTTAATAATGTTATATCTGAATATAACCAAAAGTTAGCTGAACATCTTATAGAGAATTTAACTTTAGATTTACCATATAGATTAGGTAAACTTGAAATACTTAAAGTTAAACGTAAGGCTTATTTAGATAAGAATGGTAACTTAAAAAACAATGTTCCTATAGATTGGAAATCAACAAATGAATTATGGGATAAGAATCCTGAGCTAAAAGCTAATAAGGTTTTAATAAGATATAATAATTCCAATACTGACGGTTATGTATTTAGAGTTTATTATAATAAAAGTAAAGCTGTATATAAGAATAAATCTGTATACTTCTCAAAACCTGTTAGAGGATTAGCTAGAGGTATAGCTCAACGTATCAACGACTACAGTAAACTTAAATACGATACTTACATTAAAAAAACTTATAATAATGACTAACGGTAAATTTATATCCTTCCATAGAGTTCTATATAGAGCCATGAGACATCCTAATGCTTCAGACTTAACTGAAGAACAAGCAGCTGAATATGCTTATGAATTAATTCGATTGTTGGGTATACCATTATCTTTCAACGAAAAGACTCAATATTCTGTCATAAAAGATAATAGAGTTAAACTACCTGATGATATCATATACCTTAGAGGTATTAGATACAGTGTAGATAAAGGAGATACAAATCAGGTAAACTGGCTACCTGTTAAATACACAGGCAATATATATCAGTCTTCGTTTCATTGTCCTGACTATCTAGACAATAACTGTCCTGATGATATTACTTATACCATTAATAATAATTATGCCTTTCTATCAGAGTCTGATGGCGCAATAGAAATTGCCTATAGAGGTTTGGTACTGGATGAGGACGGCTATCCTATGATCCCAGATAATCAACCTTTTGAGGATGCACTTTATTATTATATATTAAAGGAGTACTTTTTCCCTTTACTCGGTATGAGTAAAATCACTCAGTATTATTATAATAAGATAGAACAGGAGTACGCATGGGCAGCAGGTAAAGTTCAAAGCTTCATGGTACTTAGCGGAATGGATCATTGGGAATCTACTATGAATGGTATTAGAAGACTGATACAGCCTCAAAATTTAGCTGATGATGGTTACCAGCGTTTACATAAACAAGAACGACTTAAAAAGAGATTTTAATGTTAAAACAAATACAATATACTTTTCGTGGAGGAAATCAGGATGCTACTAAGAGTAAACATTCAGCTGAATATTTTTATGATGCTAGTCATATTAAAATACTTTCCACTGATTCTCAAAGTACAGGTTCTGTAGCAAATGAAAAAGGTAATGAACTAATATTTACAATACCTAATCTTAGTATATCTAATAATGCTATTAGTTATAATAGTAAGTCATTAGTATTTTCAAGCTCTTCAGATTTACAAACTCAACGTTCTAGTGGTGAAATACCTTCTAGTTCAAACTCTCAGATTATAATAGGTCATTCAGTTACTAGAAACAGTATATTGTTCTTTACAACTGATGATAAAGGTTTTGATTGTATATGGGAATTGGAAGATGTTTTAAATAAAACTTATAACTTAAATTTGTTATATGTTAGAAACATGGGATTTTCAAGTGATAACTTAATCCAATCAATATTTAACTATGAAAATGAGAATATTCAAAAAACTTATTGGGTAGATGGTATTAATCAAATTAGATTTTTAAATATTAAATCTGATGATATAATTAATACTCCATTAAATACTCTAAATTTTGTTGGTGACTTTTCTTTAAGTCAGCCTACTATAGATAGTATATCATCAGGAGGTAGTCATAAAGCTGGAATGGTTCAGTATGCTTATAATTTATATAGACTTAATTCTAGTCAAACAAAACTATCACCCTTATCTGAATTAGTACCTTTAACTAGAGGTGATGGTTTAGGAGGAGGTGAAGTAAATGAACTAGTTAGTACAACCCCTGTATTAAAAATAAGTAATGTAGATACTCAATATACTAATATTAAAATATACGCTGTTAGATATACTAGTTTAAACGTTACACCTTCCATTGAATTAATTACAGAAAAAGAATTAGATGGTACAGGTAATGATGTATATGTATATGATGATGGTAGTAATATAGGTTCAGTATCATTAGAAGAATTTCTGTTCTTAGGTTCAGATCCTATCATACCAAAACATATAGCCACTAAAGACAATGTATTGTTCCCTGTAAATATTACAGAACAAAACTTTGATATTCCAGAAGAATTGGATTGTAGAGCATATTCTTTTGTTAAAAACTCTACTAATTCTACAGTATTAGATAATCCTGGACCTAACCAAACATCTTATACTATAAACTCTACTTATACATTAGCACCTACTATAGATGCTGTAAATAAAGATTATGATCTTTATAGATATTTAAGATCCACAAGTATTGAAGGTGGTGAAGGTAAGTACTTAAGTTTTAAAATAAGACGAGGTAGTTTAACAGATGTTGAAGATTTAAGATTATTTAAAGACAGAGAGATATATAGATACGGTATTGAATTTTATAATAATTTAGGACAAACTTCTTTACCTAAATGGATTGCAGATTATAAAATGCCAAGTGGTAATCTAGAAGGTTTATATAGTTATCTTGAAGTAACATTGAAACCATCTTTTTACACATGGTTAAATACTTATAACTTTGAAAAAGAATCTGATAAACCAGTAGGTTATAGAATAATTAGAGCTGAGAGAACTATTAGTGATCGTACTATATTATGTCAAGGTGGATTATCAGGAATGATATTTCAAGTGAAAGGTGATGAAGCTAAGAACTTTTCTCAATTTACAAATATTAATACTAGATCTACTTATCAAGATAAGTATACTAAAATACCATCTTATTTAATAAGAGAGTTCACTAAACTACCTAGCACTAATTTAAATGATCATAATGGTGTATTACAAAAAAATAATCACTTAGGTTGGTTAAACGATAAGATAAGTAATTCTACTGAAGAAGGTGGTGAGATATACAGTGTTACTAATAATAATAGTAAATTATCTCAAACTTTTCAGTTTACTAAAATGATGCAGTTAAGCTCACCTGAGCTATTATTTGATTCTATAACTTCTGTACCTTCAGGATTAAGTTTAAGAGTTGTAGGATTAGCTAAAAGTACTTTAAACGGAGTGTATGCTTCTGAAACATATATAGAAACTAAATTATCTAATAATTATGGTAAACTTGTAGGTGGTATAAATCCATATAGAGTTAATCCTCCTTACTTAGAAGATAATAATTTCCAAGCTGTATTTAAAACACCTGAAGGTAGTAGTGGTAATAATGATCGTAGATTTATAGGACCTTCTGGTTCAAACTCTACTATGGATTTTTATCATTACTATAGACAGTTTAATAATTTTGTTGCAAATGATAATGTTAATAAAACTTATAATATATATGGATCTCCTGAATTATCTGTAAGAGGTAATGATTCTAAATTATATAACGAAGATGGTAGATATAGTTATACCAATTCTTTAAAATCATTTGCATCGGATGGTGAAGATGATTGTGATGAATGTGGAGCTATAACAAGTATTAATAGTTTTGGAGCTCAGAACGCTACATTAATGCTAGGATCATTTACAGATACAACTGATTCTAGAACAGGACTTGAAGATCTACATGATGAATCTACAGTTACTGATACTAATGGTATATTAATAAGTGAGTTAGTTAAGAGTGATGATTTTATATACACAGGTAGTTTATATGGAGGTAATTCATATGAAAGTAAGAAACGTACTAACTATATTAAAATAGGTGAGTATAAAGACATTAATACTAATTCTGTAACAATTACTAACGGAGGTGATACTTATGTACAAAGTTTTAAATTTTTAAGAATAGGTAAAACTGATACTGAGATATATGATAAAGACCAACTTCAAATTTCTGAAATAGTTGAGTTTAAAGTTGAAACTACTATAGATTTAAAAAACAGATATGATATATCTTTAAATTCTTGGGACAGTAGAATTCAACCTCAATATAATGATTATCATGGTTATAATAGTGTATATAGTCAAGAGCCTAATTTAATAATGTCTACTAACTTAGATTACAATTTTAAAGCTGTAAATAATTTTGATACTAGAATAACAGCTACTAAATCTAAAACCCCTAACGAAAGTATAGATAGTTGGACTGATTTATTAGTTAATGAGGTTCAAGATCTAGATGGTAAGTATGGACCTATTAATTCCGTTATAAATCATGATGATGAACTATTTACATTTCAAGATGAAGCTGTTGCTCAAATAGCAGTTAATCCTAGAGTTCAAGTACAAGGTACAGATGGTCTTTCTCTTGAGTTAGGTAAAGGTTCGTTATTATATGATTATAAATATCTAACGACTAAATCTGGATCATTAAACAAATGGTCTACCTTAAGTACTAAGCAAGGATTTTATTATTATGATGCTTTAAATAAATCAGTATTTAAATATCCTGACTATATTAAAGTAGCTTTGTCAGATGCTAAAGGGTATCATTCATTTTTTAATAATAATTATATATACAGTGATATAGCTGTAGATAATCCAGTTAAGAACCAAGGTGTAGTATTAGGTTATGATAATTATAATCATGATGTATATATTACAGCATTACAAGGAGATAAGACGTTTACACGTTGTTATAACGAATTACAGCAACAATTTATAGATCTTAAGACATATCATCCAAGTTGGTATATTAATAAGGGAGAAAGCTTATTTATAACTAATTCAACTGATAATGAAGTTTATGAACAATATGCAGGTGAATATAATAAATTCTTTGGAGAGTATCAACCTTCCTATATTACATTATTAGTTAATCCTAGTGTACCATTAGATACATTATTTACTAATATTTTTTATAGATCTGAAATGTATTTAGATGATATAGATCAACCTGATAAAACTTTAACTCATATACAAGCTTATAATGAATACCAAGATTCAGGTAGAGTACCTTTGATATTAGGTAGAAGTAGTAACCTTAGACGTAAGTTTAGAGATTGGAAAGCTGATATACCTAGACAAGCTAACACTAGGAATAAACTAAGAAATCCTTGGATCTTTTTAAAGTTAGAATTAGACAATGAATCTAATTATAAAATGATATTACATGACATTATAGTTCAGTATAATAATTATAAATAGGTAAACAATTTAAAAACATTATAAAATATTACCAAAAAAACTTGACTTTCTCATAAAAATATATTATATTTGTATAAATGAACAAAGATATAGTAGCGATAGCTAGTAAAATACGTAAAAAACTAAGATCGCAAGGACTCGAAGTCCCTAAAAATATTAGAAGTGTTTTATTAAACAATAAAGGTCAGTTTACAGATTTTCCATACGAAGATCAAAATATGTTTATAGAAAATGGTTATGAACCTCCTCAGCAATTAGCTACAGGAGGTTCAATTATTTCAGATACATTTAACAAACCTTTCAAGTTTAATGAATTCAATGAAGGTGGTAAACATGAAACTAACTCATTAGGCGGTATACCTCAAGGTGTAGGTGCTAATGGTAAGATGAATACTGTAGAAGAGGATGAAACCTCTATGACTACTGATAATGGTAAATTTATATTTAGTCATAGATTAGGAGTTAAAGGTGATATTAATCAATATGTAGGTGGTGGAATGGTTGATCCTCCTACTAAACTAACTAAAGAAGCTGTCGTTGGAGATAGTAAAGACTTTGTTAAAAACTGGTTTAATGATAGTACAACTAAAGCTAGATATTCAGCTAATGTAGGTAAAGGTTTTAATTATACTTTACCTAAGATAGAAGAAGGTTTATCTAATTTAAATAAAACTACTGTTAATTATAATGCCCCAACTGATGATGAATCTGTAGGAGCTGAGTATAAAGATAGTAACATTGATTTCTATAAAAGTCCTACTTCTGATATGGCTACTCATGAATTTACTCATGCAATGGGAGTTGATAAAGACTTAACTAAATATATTAGAGATAATTACGGTACACCAGCTGCTGCAATACAAGGTAAGACTGGATTACCATTCAAAGAAGCTGTTAAACAAGAATTTAATATTAATGACTCTACTGGAATAGGTAAAGAGAAATTAAATAATACTATAAATCATTCTAGATATTTATCAGAAAATGGTGAATTATATCCTAGAGTAATGGAAATGCGTAAACACTTGAATGTTAAACCTGGTGACATTATAAATGATGATCAGATTAAAGAACTTCAAACTACAGATAATCCATTATTTAAATATTATAGTCCTGAACAAATTAAAGGTATATTAAATACAGTTGCAGATAATGGTTCTAATGCTAATACTAATGAGGCGGCTATGGGAGGTCCTGTAGATCCACCTTCTAAAAAAAGAATTACAACTAATGATTTGCAGTCTGAAAAGGATAGAGTTAAAAATTATTTAAGTTCTTCTGGATACAAAAGAATATTATCCAAACATTGGGAAAATCCTGAACAAGAACAGAGTAATAGATTGAAAAATTTAGAAGAGACATCATTTAGAGTAAATGGGGATGAAGGATTAGGTTCTTATAATAAAGCTAAAAAACAAGTATCTGTAGCACCTTATTCATATGATGATGCTGCTGCTCATGAGTTTATTCATGCTTCTGCTAAAAGTACACCTACTAAAAGTGGTTTAAGTCCTTTAGATGAATATGAAATAGATGATAAAGTTAAAGATCCTAATAGAGAGCATTATTTAGCAGTAGGTAAAGAACCTTACATAGAAAAACCAGAAGAATTCCAAGCTAGATTAAATGTTGCTAGAATGTTAATGGAACATAATAAACTATGGGATATTAATAAAGGTGAATTTACAAAAGAACATTTAAAAAAACTTAAAGCTAATGTTAAAAAATATCCAGATAGATGGAATGTTAACGGTTTTAATGATGTAATAAATAGTACAGACGATGAAGGATTAATTTACTTATTAAATAGTGTAGCTGATAATTCTAAATCAAAAAACAAATATAAAAATTTAACCTAATGGAAAATTACTAATAGAAAATTTAATTTACCTACATATGTAAAAGGGAAATCTTTTGCAGATGCAAGTAAATCTATAAATAATAAATTTAAAGATCGTCAAGATAAATCTTCTATGGAAACTAAAGAAGAATTATTAACACGTTTAGCTAATGCTCAAGAGTTTTTAAAAGCTCAATCAGCTGTAGGTGAGAATGATATTAATCAAGCTATGTTCGGAGGAGAGCAAGGGATTGGTATGGGAGATCCTAATAGTATGATAGCTCAACAAGGTATGAACTTAGCTAATGGAGCTTTAGACGGAGCTATAAATGCATTTGGTAAAACTGGAATAGACACTTCAGGTAGTCAAGTGTATGATAAGCAAAAGGTAGATTGGTTAGGAGCTGGTAAGAACTTACTAAGTGGTGATATTGGAGCAGGTTTTAAATTAGTAGGTGATATCATAGGAACTGGTAAAGCTAATAAAGATATCGCTCAAGCTAATACTAACAACGCACTTAAAGTAAACTCTCAATATTCTAGTAATTTTGCAGGAGGTGGTTTTATGGATGATATATTCAAAGTTACAGATGAGGCTAGTGATAAATTAAATGATGTTGGTCAAACTGATATATTCAATCCTATAAGTAAACCTACTTATGGAGGTGCTACTCCTGATGTAGAACAATCTGGTTTAGATAAGCGTTGGAATTGGTTGAAAGAAGGTGTTAATGAGAATTACGGAGATGCATTAAGATATGCTCCAGCTGCTATGAACGCTTATCAATTAAGTCAATTAGAAAAACCTGAGTTTGAAAGTTTAGATAGATTAGGTAATAGATATGAAAAAGATTTAGTTGATGAATCAGCATTAAGAAATTCAGTTCAACAAGAAGCTGATAACACTCGTAACGCTGTAACCAATGCTTCAGCGGGTAGCGCAGGAGCTTTGAGATCTAACTTATTAGGTGTACAAGCTAATAGTAATAAAGCTTTATCAAATGCAATGTTACAAGCTGAGAACATTAATAGAGGTGAGAACCAAGCTGAACAACAATTTAACTTAGGTGTTGATAGCACTAATTTACAACAAAGTAATGTTGAAAATGATATTAACGCTCGTAATAAAGCTGCTTATGATACTAGTAAATCTCAATACTTAGCTCAGATAGGAAATGACATTGGAAACATTGGTAAAGAAGAGAAATACAAACAAATGATTAAAGACATGGGTGTTTGTTATGATTCTAGAGGAGCTTATATATGTGGTACTGAGGAAAGAGTTCCAGAGGGTATAGATACTAAATCTACTAATGAAAATGCTCAAGGTGGAGAAATGAATAGTAATAGCTTATTTAGCAGTTACTTAGAACAATTATTAGCAAAAAAGAAATAATATGAACAGGTATAGTAGAACTAGTACATCTAGGTTTGATCCTATGTCAATGCAGGAGATATTTTCTGTGCCATTGGCTAAGCAAGCTAAGCATGAACAATTAATGATGGAAGCTGATAATCTAGGTCTTTTTGATGTACAAGCTTTAGATAAAGATAAAAGTTTAGTTAGTGATTATAAAAATGAATTTGAAGGTAAACTCAATGGTATAACTGATGAAGTTACTAAAAATGGTATTAATAATATATCTAAACAAAAATTAAAAGCTTTAGCTTCAGAAAGAAATAAGTGGTTGACATCAGGTCAAGGTAAAGACGTAAGTTCTAATTACAATGCTTATGTTGCAAATAAAGAGGAGTTAGATAAGATGTATCAAACAGGTAAGATATCTAGAGATAAATACCAATCTGGCATTAGTAGAGCCCTTAGTCAATATCAAGGTGTGGCTAACAAAGGTCAATATCAAGCTTTCAATGCTGTACATGATACAGACTTTCAAGAAAAAGCTACTAAGGTAGCCGCTGCAATGCAAAACAATCCTACTAAAATAGCAGGATTTTCAGGTTTACAATATGATGCTAGAACAGGTAAGTATTTAGATGTTAAAACTAAAAGAGAATATACTCAGCCAGATGCTATTAGACAAGCTGTTAAAGCTTCTTTAATGATGGATATGGATGTAATGTCAGATCTTAATCAAAGACAACAACTAGGTATGTTAGGTAATGTTGACACAGGTACTTATATAGATGGGTTAGGTTTACTTAACGAACAAATATATAGAGTTAATAATGTTGACCAAACTAAACAATATACTGGTATAGATCAAGGTCAATTAGATTCTAGAAATCCAGAGTTCAATTCTAGAAATTATGAACTTGAACCTAATCAAAGGATTGAGATGAATAATAATGATCTAATTGATAGTTTAAACACTATAACTAATGGTGAAAATACTAATTTCTCAGGTATTCCTAGAATAGCAGAAAATTCAGACGGTTCAATTAAACGGGATCCTTTAACTGGTGAAGCTATATATCTTGCTGATGGTGAAAAAGCTACTTATGATAATATGGATCGTAAATCCAAAGCTCAATATGATTTAATATATGATAAGATGAATCGACAAGGGACACTAAAAGGTTCTAAAAAAGATATTTCATCTATAAAAACTATTCAAAAATATTTAGAGTCTACTAAGAATGTAGGTTTTCAACAAATTAAATACACAGATGGTCTTATGAAAACTTATGAAGGTAGAACTTCTAAGTTTAAACGTACAGATCCTAAGGTAATAGCGGATGGTATTTCTAATAATCCTGAAAATAGAATTTTTATAGACAAAGAATCAGGTAAAGAAATGCAATATGATGATTTACCTAATTCAGTAAAAGAAGAAATGGATAAAAGACAAGGTACTATAACTTCAGTATATTCTTCTAGAAACTTCTTAACTAAAGAATATAGTACTTTAAAACCTGATGTGACAGCTGGAATGTTGGAAATGCAATTCAGTGGTAATAAAAAATATTTAGTTAGTAGATCTAAATCTGAAAGAAGTACACCCTCATATCAAGCATCTGTTAAAATGAATGAGATATGGAGTGATACAAATATGACACCTGGTTTAACTAATAACTTTCAAATACCTAAATTAGGAAATATTGAAGTTATTAAACAGTTAGATGGTACAATAGAAGTTTCAAACAAATCAGGTAAAGAAATATTTAATAGCGATGATGAATTAGAATTATTTATCAATGACGCATATAATGTTCAATAATGGGAGTATTAAAAGATATAGTATCAAAAGGTAATACTACAGAACCTAAAGCTGTAACACCTTTATCTGAAATGGCTAATTCTGCTAGACAGAAAGCTGCTAGTACAGATTTAGGTGGTAACACTATTTACTATAATAGTGAAGTAGGTGAAAGTAGATTTGATAAAGATTTTCAAGGTGATATATTTAATAACCTTGAAGATTATAGAAGTAAACAACAGCATTGGTCTAATAAGGTAGGTAAAGGAGCTTTAAGAGTTGCTAATAAAGTAATAACTGAATTAGCTACTATACCTGGTTATATTGGAGGAGCTATAGCTGCACTAGGAGCTGAAGAAGGTAAAGGTTTTGATACATTTGTAAACAACGAATGGATTAAAGCAATGAAAGGCTACGAAGAGTATGTCAATAATGAAGTGATACCTATTTATGCTAAAGAATCTGTTAAGAACGGTGATATATGGGCTAATATATCTTCAGTAGATTTCTGGTCAACAGAAGGTGCTGATGGTCTAGGTTTTCTATTATCAATGTTTGTACCAGGTGTTGCTTTAGGTAAATTAGGTTTAGGTACTAAATTATTAAGTCAACTTGGTAAAGTTAGATATGGTGATGATATACTTAAAGGATTAGAATCTGGAGCAGGGCTATTAGGATATGAAGCCGTAGGTGCTACATCAGCAGCAGGTAGTGTAATTGATGTGGGATTAGCTACTACAGTTAATACTATATTTGAAGCTGGTTCTGAAGCTAATGGTATTATAAACTCTATTCAAAAGAAAAAAGATGAGACCGATGAGGCTTTCGAGCTTAGAAGAGGTGAAGCAGCTCGTAATGTATTTATAGGTAATTTAGCTGTATTAATGTTACCTAATGCTATTTTAAATAAAAGTTTATTAGGTAACCTTAAAGGTAAAGCTGGTGCTGGTAGATTTATATTAAATGAAGGTCAGATTACTAGTAATATAGCTGGTAAATCATTTGGTCAAAAAGCTGGTAAGTATTTAAATACAATAGGTTCCAATGTTGCAAGAGAAGGTTTCTTTGAAGAAGGTTCTCAATCTACATTAGAAAACTATTATAAAGAGAATGATAAATTTGATATTAATAAAGTTTTTGAAGAGTACATTAAGACTGTAAAAACTGTAGAAGGTCAAAAAGCTATTTTATTAGGTGGTTTATTTGGTAGTGTATCAGGTTCTGTAGGTCAGTTCAAACAATCTAAACGTGACGCTGCTCAAGCTGCTACGCTTAGTAGTGTAATGACTCAAGGTATAGATTTATATGAAAAATCTTTAAATGGTATACATAAGAAAGATGCAGATGGTAATTTAATATTAGATGAAGATGGTAAACCTGAAGTAGATTATGGGTCATTAGCTGATATATCTGAAGCTCAAACTGCTGTACAAAAACGTAATGCTATAATTGAACAGGCTAAAGCTAATGGTGATACTCAAACTGCTGATTACTTAGAAAATCAGTTAGAGAATGAATTAGCTACTACATTTATAAAAGCTGGTGAAGAAGGTATTGAGTTACTTAAACAACGTTTAGAATACAGTAAAGACCAATTAACAGAAGAAGAAAAGGCTAGTCCTGAAGTTACTGCTAAGATTGATAAGATTATAGGTAATGCTAGGATGTTAATGAAAGAATACTCATTCTTCAATAGTTATGGTTTAAAATCATTTAAAGTAGATTCTGAAAATAAACAACATCTTCCTGAATATAAGAATAGATTAGAAAATATCTATATTAAAAATAGAGGTGATGTTAAATATATTAAAAGTAAATTAAATGAGGTTAATGCTTTAAAATCTGAAGCTGAAGCTACACTTAGAGATGAATTAGAATTAACTGATGCTGAAGTTAAATCAAGTCCTGTAATATCTAAAATTAATAAAGTAATTAATGAATTAGAAGCTACTAGACAAGAATTAAAAGAAGAGTATCATGATATTTTAAATCCTTCTAAACAAAAAGAAAACTTTGATAATTTTGTTAAATCAAGAAGTATAGTTAATGATTTAGAAACTGAAATTAAAGAAGAAGAGAAGGAAGAAGCTAAAGCTCAAGAAGTTGAAATTAAAAATACTTTAGCTGAACAACAGAATTTACAAGATGAGAAAGAAGCTGAAACTATAGTTGAAGCTAAAAAAGAAGTTAATACTATGTTTGATTCATTAGATCAAATATTTAGTGATAGTATTGAAGGTGATAAACAAGGTACTAATAAAGTTAAAGGTAAATTACCAGGTTCTTCTAAAGAAGAGAGTTTAATTAAAGGTGGTACAGGTACTGTAGTAGATGAAAATACTATAGCATTCATGGGTCAACCATCTGAAGAAGTAATGGCTTTATTTCCTGGACAAGAATGGGGTATCAGAACTACTGTTGAGAAGATTAAAGATGAGAATGGTAATAATTCATTCTTAATTAAAACTGATGGTCAAGAAGTACCTTTAATTAGTCAATATAATATAGATGAAAAACCAGCTGCAACTACTACTAATGTAGTTATAGATGAAAATATATCTAACTTAGATTTACCTTACGACATTGAACATAATAAAGTTATAGCTAGAGAGGTTGAAGCGGCTCAAGTAACTATTAACACTGGTGAAAAAGGTGATATATATGGTCAAAAGAATAAGCCTATTATTGAGAGAAAGCATGTTAAAATAGTTGATTCTAGTGATACATTGTTTACTTCACCTGACTTTAAAGCTTTTAGAGAATCTCCTAGAGATAAGACTGGTGAAAAAGTTCATTTTGGAATAGGTAATGCTGGTACTAATGCTATTTCAATTGAAGCAATTCAGTTATATAATGAATTACTTAGTTCAGGTAGAACTGCTACCAAAGAAGAAGTTCAAAAATTAATAGAATATTTACCTATACAAGTTAGATTTAATGAAGGTATATATAGTCAATTATTTAATGAGTTCGACAATAAGAAAGGTAATACACTATCTAAACGTGATTTAGAGATTAGAACTAATATTATAAATAGTATATTAGAAGGTAATAGTTTAGATTCTATTACATCTGATATTCAATTTCAATTCCCAGGATGGATTCAAAATGATACAGCTGAGGGTAAGTTAGTTCAAAATTCAGTAATAGAAATTGAACAATTTAATAATGATTTAGACAATATAGAATTTTTATATAGTAACAAAGATGGTCGTTTATTCACACCGTTTAAAAAGTTTGATAAAGAACTTGGAGATTACGCTGTAAGAGATATTAATAAGGGTTCAATCTTTGTTAAGGTTAAAGCTGCTAATGGTAGAGTAATACCTTTAAAACTTAATATAAGACGTGTAAATGAAGTTGAATCTGATGTTATAATAGCTATAACTGAGAAGTTAATGAATCCTGATGTTAAAATCACTTACAATGATAGACTTAACCAGTTTGATGATTTAGTAGAATTAATAGATAGTACTTTTAGTGAAGACATGAAAGGTATGGGTCTTACTACTAAAGACAATACAGTAGGTGAATTATTATCTACAATTATGTTTGAAGGTAATACTAATAAAAACAAATTCAAAGTATCAGGTGAATATTTAAAAATGGGTTCTCAAAATATTAAATTTGAAGATCTTGAGAATCGTAAAGAAGATATTAAAGAATGGTTAATAGCTAATAAGAATAGAAACATTAAAGTATCTAAACTTAATGAACAGGCTTATAAGAAACATATGTTAGAAAGTAAAACTATATCTACAGATGTTAAATTAGGAGAACCTATATTTCAAGGTAATACTGGTATTTATATTAACCCTATTATAAAGAAAGGTAAACTATCAAATAAACCATCTAATAATGAAACTTCTAAAGAGTATCAAATAGAAAATCAAAGACGGGAAGAAATAGAAAAAATAGAAATTGAAAGGCGAGCTGAGCATAAATTAACTTTAGAATCGTATAAAGAGTCAGAAGAAGGTTATAAAGACGCTCCAGAAGAATTAAAACAAGATATAGCAGCTGATACTAAAATAATCAACGCTAAATATGATGCTAAATTAGCGGCTTTAAAACCATTAAATAACATTAAAAATGATAGTGTAGAAACTAAAGTATCTAAATTACCTTTTGATCAAAGAGTTAAAGCTTTAATGAATGAAGGTATTATAGCTTCAGATGTAACATGGAATTTAGGTAAAAGATTCCCTATAATAGTTAATATAAATGGTACAAAATTAGGGTTTTATAGAAGTTCAGCAGGTACAGGTGGTAAACAAAAAGGTGTTTGGACACCTATGTTTGGTTTCGGTATAAGCGAAGGTAATCCTTGGTTAATAAAAGGAGACATTGATACTCAAGTTAATACTCATTATAATAGTAAAGTAATAAAAGAATATTCAGATCTTTTAAATAACACTTTAAATTGGGATCATAGTTTAGATTCAGGTAAATTAAGTAATCATCCTTTTCTAGGAGATATGAAATTAGCTGATAGTCAGAATGATTTTAATAAACATTTATATGGAATTGAAGATTTGGAAGTTGTTAATCACACTGCTAAAGTTGAAACTTTTATAAATTCTAAACTTGCTCAAATTGAAAATAAACAACAAAATCCTTTGAATTCTCAAAAAGAAGTTGTACCTTTGCAAAAAGGAAGTTTAAAAAACGACATTTATACTGATGCTTCAGGAGCTGATTTTAAAATAAATATTTACGATGGTATGAATGGTAAAGTTAATAGCTTAAACGATCGTAAAATTAAAGATAAAGTTGGAGGTAACATTACTAATGATGGAAATGTAGTAGGTAGATTTGGATTCATAGAACAAGAAGATGGTAGTTTCGTTGCTAATATTATAAATATAGATGAGGCTTACAGACGAAAAGGTATAGCATCTTCAGTGTATCAATTTATGAGTAATGCGGGTTTAAATACTAAAGATTCAGGTATACAAACCGAAATGGGAGTTAAGCTTAAAAATTCAATAAATCCAGGTGGTGAGAAAAATACTAGTAAGCCAAAAGGTGAAATGATAGATTTTGAAACAGGTCAATCTAATAAAAAATCTGATATCTTAGAGGGATGGGCATCTAATGATAGTAATTATATTAATATTAAAGATCTTAAAAAAGGGGATAAAGTTATTTATTTTACTAATTTTAAAGGATCTAGACAAGGTTATGAAATAGATGAATTTGTAGAAATAGAAGCGGTATCTAAATTTGGTGTTAAATTTAAAGGTGATTCAAATTGGAAAAATTTTAAAGATCCATGGCATAATTTTCAAAAAATTGAAGAAATTAAAAAACCTACATTAGGTAAGAAACAACGAAAGACTAAAGGTAACACTTCAGCATTTAATAAAATTAATAATCTTAATAAAGGAGAAGATTCTAATACAATTTGCTAATGGCTTGTAAAATAGAAAACATAAAATACAAAGGTAAGGAAGTCGAATCTAAATTAGGTTCACAACTGATAGACATATTCAATGATTTAGATAGAGCTAAAGAAGAATATGACAAACTATCAAGTCCTGAATTCATTGCTAAATTTGGCGATTGGATTAATGATGAAGTTGAAAGAAATGTTAATGAAGATGGTGAACCATTGCTTATACAAGATGTAAGACAAGATTCATCTAAACATTATTTCTTCATCCTTAAAAATGGTGAACGATTTGATTTGTTAACTAGAGAATTTGATTCGTTCACTTCTCCTGATTTAACTAATGAAATTAAAGAGATTACAGATCAATTATCATATTATATTTATAATAAGCATTTTAGTTCAGATTTTGAACAAGTTGAAGGCGCTAAACTTAATATACAGAACGAAATATCTCAATTTGTTAAAGAAGGTAAAGCTCCAGTACAAGCTGCTTATAATAAGTTACAAGATCCAGATATTAAAGATCTTTTAGACTATTATGATAATATTGAAAAACATTCTGATGAATTTGAATCTGAGATAGTTAAATTCTTTTCTGAAAAGAAACTAATTATCAAAGACGCTGAATTAGAAGATGTAACTCAAGAAGGTCTTAATGAAGGTCTTCAAGGTGGTGATTTAGTTCAAGCTTTTGAAAAGAATAGTAAGGATAACGCTACAGCTAATGTTAAGTTGATGTTATCATTCTTACCTAAGATAGATAATCTTACAGGTGAACCTGCTTTAGGTGATTACCTTAACAAACCTGTGTTTAGAAGTTTTGATTCTATACATTCAGAATTGTTAGAAGTACTTAGTGATATAACCACTTTACATGTACAAGGTGAAGTATTAGATGTATTCTCTAGTATGTATAATAAAATTAAAGAGTTAGCTGATTTTAAAAAGTCATTTAAACCTTTATTAGAAATATTAGATACTATTGATGAGCAAAAGAAAACTGAGTTTGTACAAGCATTCTATTTGTCTAAGATTAACTTCTATACTACTACAATAGAAACTTTAGAAACTGAAGATCAAAATAATACTCTTACTACATTCAAAGTTCAAAATGTTAGTAATGCTAATAATCCTATTAGTTCTAAATTAACTGAGTATTATACTAATTTTAAATATAAGATATTACCAGGTGGTAAATTAAATAAAGGTAAACTTAAAGACTTACAATCCACTGTAACATCCTTATTAGAAAAAACAAGAAAAGAAAACAACCCTAAGTATAAATCTGATTCTGATTTTTATGAAGTATTTGAAGAAGGTGTAGTTGAATTAATGCAAGTATTTGAAGATTTAGGTGTAGATAGTATTACATTTGAAGCTATGGATATTTTCTTAAAACAATTTAGATTTGATTTACCTGAAAATAATGCCTATAAAATAATGTATCAGCAATATCAAGGTAAGTTAACTAACTTAAATAACTTATTAAAAGATATTCAATCTAATAAGATTAATCCTTACAAGATAAACCCTTTTAAGAATTATTCTAATTTAATATTTAATAGTTTAGCTGAAGCTGAAAACTACTTTATTGAGAACAATAATGAAAGTACTATATTCAGTAATGGTAAAACTTATTGGAACTTCGCTAGACCATCTTATATATCAAATAGGATAAATACCTTTAAGAATAATCCAGGAGTGCTTAGACAGCTTCTAAATACATCTTACGGGCAGTCTTCTTTATGGGCTAAACACTTATTAGGTGAAGAAAAGAATGTAACAGGTGATTTTGTATTAGCAGGTAACGCTAGAGAAAGCGCTTCTGAAAATAGATTAAAAAGTTTAGAGTTATCAATATTCAATAGTTTACAAGAAAAAGACAAAGGTGCTGAGGGTAATGATAACGGTAGTATATCTATTGTAGATCAGTTAGCTGATAAATTAAACAAGGTGTTAAGAGGTGGTACTAAAAATGGTACTTCAATTTACTCTACTGTTACTCCAGGTGATAAGTCTACATTACATGAAATTAAAATAGATCATTTTATACCTGAAACTATTTCAAGTTTTAGCAATGGTACTATGATATTTAATGATAAAATAGTTAATGCTTTTACTGATCATTTTGTTAGTGAAGTTAATAGGATGAAAGAGGCTTACCAAGAGTTAGAAACTTTACCTGAAAGTAAGCGTGTAGTACACTATCATACAGATGCTAGAGGCAATGTAATGAAAGATGGTAAACTAGCGGGTAATGCTTTTAAATCAGGTCATATATTATCTGAATTATCATTTGATCAGATTACTCAGGATGATAATGAGATGTTAAAGCTTTATAATGAAGATGGTAGTCCTATCAATCCTAAAGGAGCTGTAAGTAATGAACAAAAAATACTTATAAAACAAACTATTAATAAAGTATTAAACCAAAGAATTAAAGAAAACATTCGATACTTTAAAGATCAAGGTTTAGTTATTGATACTGTAAATAAAGATGGTAACAAAGGTTTTCATTTCCATGGTTTAGATAAAAGTATTATGTCAGAATATACTGATGATATTCAACTTACAGAGTTTGATATATCACATGTAGTATCTGATTTTACACTTAACTCTATACTAGCTAGTATTGAATATACTAAGTTATTCACAGGTGATCCTGCAAACTATAAGAACATGGTGGATTTCTTTAAAAGGGTTCCAGCTACTTATACTAATGGTACCAATCTTAGATTAGGATTAGAAGCTAATGATCATTTATTTGATGTAGCTGTATTAGAAAACATTGTTAAACCATCAGCTTATTTAAAAGAAATCGGTGAATCACTTAAACTATCTGATTTATCTGAAGCTGAAAAGAAATATATATTAGAAGCTTATGAAGATGTTAATCAAACTGATGCTCAGGCATGGATAACACCTAAAAGATGGGCATTCTTAATTTCAAGAACTGGTAAATGGAATTCTAAGTATCAATCTGTATACAATAAAATTTTAAAAAGTGAAAGCTTAGATGCTTCAGAGATGAAGTTAGCTGCTCAACCTTTGAAAGGTGTATACTTTGGACTAGTTAACAATACTCCTACTTATTTAAAGTATTCACAAGCTGTATTGTTACCTCAATTAGTAGCAGGCACACAACTTCAGTCTTTAGCTGATGCTATGAATAAGCAAGATATTGGAGAATCTATTGTACTAGATGGTGTTAAAGTAGGTGCTACAACTCCTAATATTGTAACTGATGAAAATGGTGATATATTAAAATCTATATCATTAAATCCACTTACATTATCTAATGCTGATTGGAAATTACAACAAGATTTACCAGTTAAAACTATTAAACCTACATTATTAGGTAGCCAAATTCAGAAGAACATTTATAGTTCTTTAACTGATGAAGCTACATATACTATAGAAAATGAAGCTTTTAATGGTTCAGGTATGTTTCAAGCTATTAATGATACAGTTAGTGCAATGTCTAATTTATCAATAGCAGGTTTATCTAGTGAATTAGGTAAAGATTCTGAAGGTAAGATAGATAAGCGTAAGCTTTATGATATGCTAGAGCGTGAGATGCTTGATAAAGGTTCAGCTATTAACTTACTAAAATCCATACAGAAGAACTTACCTATAGAGGCTATGCCTGGTATTAAGGATAAGTTATATAATATTGTATTCTCTAAGATTAATAGTGCCGCAGTTAAGCTTAAAACTAACGGTGGATCATTTATACAATTATCTAATTTCGGTTTAGATAAACAAACTGCTGATGCTAAAGGTATTACTTGGTTAGTTGAACCTTCTGATTTAAAACCGCCAGTTATTGAAAAAGATGCTGATGGTAAGAATTATATTAGACCAGGTCAGATATTCATGTCTCATGTTCAAATAGCTAAATTAGTACCTGATTATGCTAAAATGGATTCTAAAACGTTAAGTTCTATGATTGATCCTAAAGCATTAAGAGCTATTGGATATAGAATTCCTAATCAAGGTCAATCATCAAATGATCCATTGCAAATTGTTGGTATTTTACCAGAAGCAATGGGTGATACTATTGTAGCGTATACTGAAATTCCTACTAAGACTGGTTCGGATTTTGATATTGATAAAATGTATGTAATGCTACCTAACTTCAAAGTTGAACATACTAAGAAGAGTTTCAAATTAGCTAAAGATTATATAGCTCAAAATGAAATTACTGTAGAAGAAATGTATGACGAGTTAGAAGATCATGGTTTTAATATAGATGACATAGCTAATGGTGAAGAAGTTACAGAAAGTGCAATTACAGAAGCTTTTATTAAAAATCATATATTAAACAGTAATTCTGAATTAGAATACCACAATGATTTTGTCAAACAGCATAATATAGATGCCGTAAATAAAATTGATTTCTTAGGTTATAGTGAAGAATTGCATAAAAACAAATCTGAGCAATTACAAAATAGATTGTTTGATTTGTATTGGGCAGTATTAACTAATGAAAAGACATATGGTGATTTAATTACACCTATTGATTTCCCTCATGTTAAAGATGAAATTAAAAGAGTATTTGGTGATAACAGTAAACAAACAGGTGAAAACCTTAAGTTTCATGACCCTTTGTATCAATTAAAACTTAAGTTTACATATGCAGGAGGTAAGTCTGGTGTAGGTATTACAGCTAACATGCTTGTGGATCATAACCGTAGTAAAGGTATTGATATGCAATTTAATCAATACAACTTAGGTGTAGGACATACTCAAAATGGTAATACTGTATTTGACAAAGAATATTCAGAAGAATTAAATGGTACTAGATTTAAAATTAAAGATACTATATCTGCATTTCTTAACGCATTCGTAGATAATGCTAAAGATCCATATATTAATGATGGTAACTTTAATACATATACATCATCTGTAGCATTCATGTTAATAAGAGCTGGTGTACATCCAGATTGGATTATATCATTCATAGGGCAACCTGTATTAAGAGAATTAGCTGATTTCACACAACGTTATGAATCTAAAATCATACCTAAAGAAGATGTAGGTAAAAGTTCTTTTGATATTATAGTTGAAAAATATGAAACTATTAACCAAGAATCATATAAAGATGCTGAATCTAGAGCTTTCAGTTTGGATACTTTACAAGAATCTATAGAAGTTGGAGTACATGGTATAGATTTAGATGTGTTAAAAACTTTTAAAGGATTTCAAGAACAAGCTAAACGTTTGAATGAATCTGTGCAGTTATCTAGATTTGATACTAATGGTTCAGGTAAAAATATTTTAGACTTAATAATACTTAAGAATAAGATTAAAAACTTATATGTTAGTGAACAAACCCAACAGAAAGGTTCTATGATGAATCATTTTAAGAAGTATCATAATAATGGTAAGATTACGTCTTTAGGGACTCAGGTTAAAAATACTTTATTATTTACAGATGATATTCTTAATAACAACCCTTCATTATTCTTATTAGGTTCTAAGCCTATACAAGATCTTGTTAACTCTATATCTAATAATTTAGTTGATAGTAGAGGTGGTAGTAGAGGTTTATTAACTAATGAAGATGTTGGTAAATTGTTTTACAAAGAAGTTTATAAATATATAATGGCTGATTTCGCACCTTTTAAAGTAGGTGATCCAATGGCTTATATTAAAGATACTATCTTCGATTTAGTTAATTATAAGACTGAAGACAAACAATATGACAGTAGTAATTTCTTTATTGAAAACATGACTGTGTATGAAAATTCATTTGGTATCACTAATAAAAATAAATCAGTAGACTTTCAAGATAGATTATATAGATCAGCTTATGATTTAATGATGGAAAATCCAGAATTAGCTAATAAAATGTTTATATCATCTTTCTTAATGAATGGATTTGAAAACAAGTTGATTGATATTAAAGAATATATCCCTTATCAGTGGTTTTTAGAAAATGATATTAGAAGCTTTATTGAAAGTAAAAATACAGGTTTAAAAGACAGTTCTGAAAGCCTTAGGTCATTTGAAGAGCAGTTCATTAAGAATAACTCTGACAGTAACATATTAGCTCCTAAAGTATCACAAAGTGTAATTAAATCTATTAAAGGTATTAAATCTAAACATGTATTTGAATTACCTATTAATGATAAAACTAAACGTTATATATTAGGTGCAACTGAAACTAAAGAAGAGGTATTACCTAATTATGTTAAAGTAGGTAGTGATTTATATAGACTTAAAGCTTACCGAGAAAAATCAGGTGTTTATGTTAGAACTAATAAATTAGGTTTTGAAGATCCTAAATCTTTCTTAAGTATTAAGGAATATAAGTTTGGAACTAGAACTGGTGGAAACTTTACAGGTGAATTAACTAAGCAAGAATTAGTTTATACTAATCAATGGGTTAATGAAAACATTACGCTTGCAAATGGTTATATATCAGCTGATAGTAGAACTGTAGATAACCCTGCTGATAAAATATTAGAACAAAATAGTTTAGAAAATATTTTGTTTTCTCAAAATAATGTTGTATCTTCGGATGAAAATGATATTACAAAACAAGAATGTAAATAATTATGAGTTGTAAATTACAAACAAAAGCTGTTAACAAGCTAAAAGAAGATGGTGTTTTATCTGATAAGATGGAAATATTAGATCTTAAAAACTTTGACAGATTAAATGAACTGTATACTGATACAGCAATAAATAAATACGGACTAATCTCAGATAGAAACTTATTTGAGATTAGTAAACGTGAAATTAAATTACCATTCAATAGCTCATACAGTAGAGATAACATTAAAACTGTATATAGAGCTGTACCTAATGAGGATTTATTTGAAGAATTAGAATTATTAGTTGATAAAGGTGAAACAACTTCTACTGATAGTTATACAACTTATGAATCTAGGTTGATTGAACAGAATGGTAATAAAACTGGATCAGAAGAAGATTATAACTATTTATATAACAAACCTAGTTCAGTAGCTAAGGATTCAATAGGTGAACTTAATAGTCAAGAAGATTTAAATAGTAATTTAGGTAAAATTAGAGATGAGTTATTTGGAGGTAATTTAACTAATACTACTTCTAATCAAATATTACGTAATGCTTTAGCTAACTTAGATTTAAATGAAACTACTAGGACTTTAGTTAAATCTTTATTAACATCTAGAGCTAAAGTTAAATTTACTCAAAATTTAGGGTCAGATACTGTAGGTCAATATGATTCTTTAACTAGAACTATACAATTAGACAGAAATAGATTAGGCTTTTTAAACGAGTATGCGACCTTTGAATTAATACTTCATGAGATAATGCATGATTTCACTGTATCGTCTATTGAGAACCCTAAGAATGACTCTCAGAGACAGTTTAGAGATGAAATGACTGAACTATATGAGTATTATAAGACTAGAAGTGATTCACAAGATAGTCATTATGGTTTTACTAATGTACATGAGTTTATATCAGAAGTAATTTCAAATCCTGTATTTAGAAACCACATAGATTCTTTATCTTTAAATAATAAAGGTTCAATGTTGAACCAGATTTGGGAATTCATTAAACGTTTAGTAGGTATTTCAGGAACTAAAAACTCCACTGAAATTGTAGAATCTGTAATGGAATTCGTTCAAACTAAGGAAGATTTAAACAGTCCTTTGAAAACTAATTTTGTTTTACAGAAAAAAGTTGAAACTCCTAAATATAGTGAGAAGTTTACTAAAGAACTTACTAGTATGGACGCTATACTTAAGAAAGTACTATCTGATATAGATAGTGTATCTTCTAAAAGTGCAGCAGTTAGAGGTAAAGATGATGAAAATAGTAAACGTTTTGAAAATGTTAGAGATTTAATTGTAGAATTTGCAGATAAATCAGCTAATGAAGCTATATATAAATTCATTCAGTTTGCAGATAGTGAACTTAATAAATTAAATCACTCTTTAAAAATTAGATTGAATAAAGGAACTGTTAATTCAGATTATTTATATCGTTCTAAAGCATATTTAGCTATATATAATTCACTTGATGATATTAAAAATGTATTAGAAAATCAATTTACTAATAATTTAATAGAAAAAACCGAGTATGAAAGATTATTAACTGAACTTACTAGTGCTAAACAAAGTTATGAAAGTTTTAATAACAAGCATTTAAATGAATCTAAAGAAATCTTAACTCAAAGATTAGCTCCTTTTAATACTAGACCTATTGATAAAAGACGTCAAGAATTAGAACGTGAGTATAAAAATATTAATCCAGGTAAAGTTGATAAAAGTGTTCGTAGAAAGTGGATTAATGATAAATTAGATCTTGAAATAGATGCTCTTACATTACAACAAAACGAAGAAGTTAGAAAGTTAATGGATACAATTCCATTAGATTTACAGAACATGGAAACAATGTTAACTTCTGAAAAGAATATGAACAACTTATTACTTAAGTTATTTTCTTTTACTATCGATAAAGAAGAGTTAGCAATAAGACAACATGCTCTTTCTATTAGAAAGCGTAGTTTTGATGCACTTAAAGCTTATGATCCTAAAGGTGCTAACAATTCTGAAAAGTATAAAAAAATATTAACACAGGATGGTAACGGAAATCATTACTTTGCATCTAAATACAATCCTAAGTTTATGACAGAACGTAAAGCTTTGTCTGAAGCTAGGGATGCAGCATTTGATGAGTATGGTAAACAAAGTAAAGAATATAAAGCTGCGCAAGCTAAACTTCAAAAATGGACTACAGATAATACTATTACTGACGAAGATGGTTTCAACATAAGACCTACTGATAAATGGTTAGATAAAAATTATAAAGCTTTATCAGGTAAAGATTTAGAGTATCATACATTTGTTACAGACCAAATAAAAGAGTCTGATATAAAAACTCAAGGTCATAAATCATTGATTATAAATTATATGGGTGCTGAATTTATCAAGCTTCCATCTATTAGAAAATCTGATTTAGATAGGATGATGTCAGGTGATCTTGCAGGTATAGCTAAAGATAAGATTGCTGATTTTTACAAACCTACTCAAGATACTACTACAATGGGTGAATTAGAAGAAGTTGAAAAACCTTCTAGTGATGAATTCGTTAAAGCTTTGACTACAGTTAATAATGAGGAACGTTTCTTAGTACCTATTCATTTTAGAAATAGAATATCTCCTAACACACAATCTTTAGATATACCTACATTAGTATTAATGAATTCAGTTATGTCAGAAGAATTTAGAGGTAAACATTCTTTAGAAGCTGAAAGTCAATTACTTTTAGATATAGTAGGTCAAGCTAATGTATTAAAAACTCAATCTGTAAGTAGAAAATTTATGGTTAGTGCATTTTCAAGAGATATGTCTAATCCAGATCATATTAGAATTAAAGGTATTGATTCTAATTTATATAAGAAGTTAAAGAACGTAATAGAAAATCGTGTATATAACATTTTAGATGCTTCTAATAACAAAGTATCGAAAGATAATTTAACAGTGATAGCAAAGAGCTTAATGGGCTATACAGCTCACTTAAACTTAGCTGTCAATTATTTATCTGCAATACCTAACGTTTTTCAAGGTAAATTTCAAAACTTTATTGAAGGCGTTGGAGGTTCTACATATTCATCTAAAGATGTAGCATGGGCAGAAGCTAAGTATTGGAATGAAATGACTGCAAATGGAGGTCTTAATGATATAGGTTCTCCTATTAACAGTAATAAATTAAATTTAGTTATTGATTACTTAGATGTAATGACTGAATTTAGCATGAAGAAACATGATTTTGAAAAGAATAACAAATTTAAAGCTTTATTTAATAGTGGTTCATTACATGCTTTTAACAGTATAGGTGAACATTATATTCAGGGTACATTATTACTATCAGTATTTTCTAGTATTAAAGCTATGGATAGTAATGGTAATTATGTAGATATCAATGGTAATACTACTACAGATGAAAAAGCTGGTATGAATTTGTATGAAGCTATAGTTATTAAAGATGGGATGGTTACATTTCACCCTAAAGTAACTACTAGTTCATTTAATCCTGATCAAAAATTATCTGAAAATGGTTTAGTTCAAATACAAAATTTAGTCCGTAAGAAAGTAATAGATTTACACGGTCAGTATGATAGTAAAATACAAGCTACTTTACAACGTTACTGGTATGGTAAAGCTATCACCATGTTTAGAAAATATCTATTACCTGGTTTCTATAAGCGTTACAGAGGTATGGTTCATACTAAAATAGCTTCTGATAAACTTAATGATAATCAAGAATATTATTCATTAGAAACTAGGCAGTTTGAAGAAGGTATTTATACTACAGCTGTTAGATTTTTTAGAAATAGTATTTTAGCAGGTATTAAAGAAATGAAGTTAGAAATAATGACTTCTGATTGGAATAACCTCACTGATTATGAAAAAGGTAATATACATAAGACCATTAGAGAATTAGCATTGACAGGTTTAATGTTAGTAAGTAGTATGTTAATAGCTGGAGCAGCTAAGGATGAAGACGATGAGGAATTAAGAAGCTTCTTGTTTACAATGGCTTACGTATTTAGACGTCAAGAATCTGAATTAATGCAATACTATAGTCCTACTGATACTCTTAAGATTTTTAGAACACCATTCGTAGCATTATCTACACTTGAAAAAACTGCTAATTTATTTAGTCAAGTATTACCTTGGAATATATCAGAAGAATATAAGACAGGTGATAGAAAAGGTAAATACAAAGCTTGGATTAAAACTAAGAAACTTATACCAGTTATATCTCAATCTGAGCGTTCAGCTGAAACATCATTTAATTATTTACAGAATTTGTTGGATTACTAACTACAATTCGAAAAGTATAAAAAAAACCCATCTACTTAATTGCAGATGGGTTTTTTGTTTTAATAACGTTTTAATAAATCGTTATATTCTTTGATAATTTTCGAGTACTTTTTATATTCATTTTCTTCTATTTCACTATAGGTGAATATTTCATTAGTATAGTTATAACCATCTTCAGGATAATCTTCAGAATCATCATAGTCTTCAAGAAGTACTAATTCATCTTCATGATCTAATATAATAGGTTGACCATTAGATTTATTTATAATTTCTAACATTGTATTAGCAGCTATAGTATCATTTCCAAAATCTTCTCGAATTTCAGTTTCAGACACAACTTCTAATGTTATACCACCATCTTCACCTTCTCCGTGACCATCGTAATATAAAGTTTCAGTTTTTAATATATAATATTTCATACTTTAAGTTTATTGATTTTAATTAATTCTTCTATGGTTCTAGGAAAGTCTATTATTTCAGCACATACATTGATATAACGTTTATCATCTAAACTGTTTTCATGCACATGACCATGTATATTTCGATCAGCTCTATACTCTAACTCACTAGGGTGAATTGGTACATGACTTAACCAAAATGAGCCATGTTGTTTAGTTTTAACTTTTACTACAGCATGTATACTATTAACATGGTTTAAAAGTGTTTTAATATGTTCTTGTTTACCTTCATCATGATTACCTAATATAACTCTTTTATAACCATTTAAACGATCTAACCACGCATAATCATTTTTATGCATGGTCAAATCACCTAAAATCCAAGTAGTATCTTTTTTATTTACTACCAAATTCCATTGAGCTATAAAATTTTCATCTTGATGATACGCATCTGGAAAACCTCTTCGTTTAGCCATGTTTTCATGACCTTTATGAGGGTCTGATATATATCTTACAGTACCTGACATTATATAGTTTTATATCGTTTAGAATCCATCATACCTTGTAATTTAGATTTTTTAGTAGCTACTCTATCGTTAATAGCTTTAGTACTAAATTTAGCTTTTAAACAAGCTAATCTAATTTCACAATCTCCAATTTCTTCAATTATTTTTGAATCTGGAACTCTAGAAGGTTTATTAATTCGTTGAGTAATAATTAAGGAAAGTTCTTGAAATTCTTCAGAAGCTTTAAGTAAAGTTTTTTTAGTACCGTTATAGTTGTTTAAGTCTTTAATAAATTTGTCCATGATAGTTAGTTTTAAAATTATTCTTCGATTGGTGCTGGTATCCAATAGAGGTTTTTTGGCTTTGTAGGTATAGCAGGTTTACGCATTTCTTCAAGATCAGCTTCTGTTGGTAATTTACCATTTCGTTGGTAAAATCTAAACTCTACATCATTTTTAATATTTAAAGATTTAAAAAGTTCTTTATAATTAAACTTTTGATTAACACCTACAGTAAGATTACGAGCTAATCCAAATGAATGACCTGACATATAAAAACACATAGTTTGTCGTTTTATATCTCCGCAGTATAATAAATGTATACTATGTCTATTATTTGGACCTTTTTTAACTTGTAATAATTCTGAAAAAACTTTTTCAGGAGTTGCAGTTTTATATACTGATGATACAGCTCTATATAAATCATCAAATGATCTATATTTATTTTGCGCACAATGTAATTTAGTACATTCAACATCTCTGTATGTTGCTACTCCCATATATTGAGTAGTTCCTCCATCTCTACCGTTGTCAAAGAATTTTTCTATAAATTTTCGTATTGAAGGTTGTCTTCCCGCTTTAATGTATAATTTCATTTATTCGTGTATTTTAGTGATAGTTTCCCTAACTGAACTAGGAAATTTCTTTTTAATTATTTTATATTTTTCTTCCCATGATGGGATTTCATACAGACATCTATCATCTATATATACATCAGCTGATATCTTTCTGCAATCATTACCATAAAGTTCTATTAAATGAGGAAAATTACAATTAAAATAATGATAATTACAACCTTTCTTATCTAAAAAATCCATAGCTAATACTTCAGCTCTTTGAGATCTACATGTATTAATAATTATACCATACCCTTCATTATATAACTTATTAATGTAGTATACAGCATCTTCACGTTCTTTACCTACTTCAGGAAAAGATGCTTCACATATAGTACCATCAAAATCAATAGCTATAATTATATCTGGTTTAAAATTACTGCTCATATACAATTATAGTTTTAGTTTTTTGAAAAACTTCATTAACATATGGTATTTCATTATCAAGTTCTCCTTCTCCGACATGTTCCCAGTTTATCTCCCAATCTGTAGAATTGAATCCATAAAATTTACTTGATTCAGTATGTCTTAATACAATATCTAAATCTCTACCTCCGTCTGATTCTTCAGCACTATTAATAATTTCTTCTATTAGTTCAAATTTAGGATTTTCATCCTCAATCCAGCCTGAAGCTATGTGATAATCTCTAATTGTTATTTTCATTATTTAAAATTCAATTTCTATATTATGTTTTATACCATTTTCATCATAGTATAGAACTCTATAGTTTACAAATGATGATTCTCCAAAATATTCATAATTTGATTCCCAAAAAAATGTAATACCGCAGTTTTCAACTTCTTTTTCAAAAGCAGCCTCTTGTTCTTTACTTATATCATCTGGAAATTCAGATTCTTCTATAAACAACCAGTAATCTTCAACATGTGAATAATCATCATACCCTCCTTTACCATTAGGATAAGCTTTTTTGCAATTCTCTAAGAACTTTACAAATCTCTCAAGATACGGATTATTTTCATCTACTAATACTGTTGGATAAAAACTGGCATCCGCATCACCACCCATAAGTTCAATTACAAACTCAAAAGTAGAAGTTGGATTTCTATTTTTTTTAACTCTATCTGTTATTTTAAATTTCATTATTTAAATTTTTATCGTTATATCTATCATCCATATCTTTCCTAAATAGAAACATATAAGATAAGAACATTGCATTACATAATATATGACCTACATGTTCTAATTTACTTTCAAGGTCATTGTTTTCACCTTGTATAAAAGCATTTAAATGTCTTTGAAGTGATTCACATACTTCAGTATACTTTAATCCTTTACTCCAATTCCATGATTCATATTTTTGTGCACCAAACATTAAAACTCTCACCATAGGTTCCAATGCTTTCCATGATACTAATGACCATTTTAATTTACCATCATTCTCTCGTAATCCTTCTGTCATGATTTTTTAATATTATTAGAATAATCTACATAGTGTTGTACACTTGAAAATTCTTTAATATCAAAAACATCAATTCCTTCAAACATTTTATCGTACCAATCTTGTTCTTTAGTATTTTTAGTTACTATAATGAACACTGTACCTACTTTGTCTGCATTTATTCGAAGTCTACCAAGTCTTTGTATTAAGTCCTTCTCAGTACTATAATAAGACATTATAATGCAGTTATCTAGTCCTGATAGATTTGCACCTTGTTTTAATTTTTTAAAGCTCCCTATAACGTTTATATCACCTTTCTCGAATTGTCGCCTAATGTTATCATTAACATCTTCTTTGTTTCGCGAACTAACTACATTAGGTGTAACCTCTAGTAAAGCATCTATACTATTTCCAAATATAATAGTTTTATCTGGAAGTAATTTTAATAACTCTTTAACTACTGGAACTTTAGATTTTAAATTATAAAGTATATTACTTCTTTTGTGAGAAGCTATTCTAATTTTAAAATCTCTTACATCATCATTATCTATATAGAACGCTTTTGCAAATTCTTTATTCCAATAATCATAAGCAGCTTTCTCAGTTTGCATAAATGGATTCTTTTTGGATCCACTTACTATATTCTTTTCTTTTTCATCTAAACTATGTGATATGACATTCACATTTAATTTTCTAGATGTCTCATCTATTTGAGCTTGATTAACACTATATTTAAATATTACAGGACAATATTTATTTAATAGAGCACCTTTGGTAAAGTATTTACCATTTTCATCCTCATATTTAGTGTTTCGTGTAATAGTTGCTGATAATCCTAATATCGCGTCATAACTATTATTTTCATGAAATCTAACATATGAAGGGGATAGTTGATCATGTATTTCATCACATATAACTAATCCGAAGTTTCTATCTTTCCATTTATAAACGGTTTGATAACAATAAAATCTAAGTTTATAATCATCTAATAGGTTAGTACCAAATATATTATCATACTTAATAATATCATCGATTAGATCTTTCTTTCGGTTAGTTGTTTCTGCTAGAAATAAATGAATTTTGTCATTAATAGGCATACTTGAAAGACAGTGTAGAGCAATAAAGGTTTTACCAAGACCTGTGATTATCTCACATGTACCTACTTTACCATTATCAATCCATTTTTTAACTGCCTTTCTTTGTATGCTATCTCTCTTATTTTCCGTCATTTCATATTACGACGATGTAACTGATCTCATTTTATCAATAACAAATTGTTTAACTGCTACTTGGATTACAAATGTACACTTAGTTCTTTTTCTAGATAATTCATTTACAATCTCTATTTTTTGATTAATATCAAATAGGATAGCATCATATTTAGGTTGTTTAGCTCTAATTGATAATAAATATCTTTTATCACCTTTAACTGGAAAATATAGTCTATATGTAGATTTATCATAAAAATCTATTAAAGAATCTAATAATTTAGTAGATCTAGCTAGTTTATTTTCATTATACACTATAGAATGTTTAGATGATGATAAATAAGTTGTTAAATCTCTATTATAGTTTAATCTATCAAAAATTAACACGCCTTTACTAGGTCTAACTATAGATGTAGCATATGATATAAAATTAGAATTATGATCTAATAATTTTTGTTGATTATCTACACCTTTTTCATCATTATAAAATAACATTCTATAATCACTATGTAAACTATTTATGGTCTTACTATAATAATTACCAATACTCACTTTATTTTTCAAAATTTCTTTTGATAAAAATTGAGAAAATGTAATACTTTTATTGATATTACCAATATCAGTAGATACTCTTAAATAATCTAAATGATCAGGTTTTTCTAAAACTTCAACTCTTTTAATATCTTTAATACTATCATTAACTAATTTCAAAACTTCAGTATGAAATTTATTATGATTGAAAAAAAGATTAAGTCTATCACTACAGTATTCTTTGAATGTAGGATGCGACAATAATATAAAATTATCATCAACTGATAACATCTCAATAGCATCTACATCATTTTTAATTAGTAAATCCATAAAAAATGATATCTCATAATACATAGTATTGTTTATTAATATTATGTTAGAGACTTTATCCTTAGTAATATTTTCTTCAGTTGCAACGTATACACCTTTATTTTTAGTGCTTTCACTACCTAATTGAATACCATATAAATGATTACCACAGATCGCTTCATATACAATAGTTCCAAATTCAGCTTTTTTACTAGTTATAGTAGTATGATTCAGTTCATCAGTCATTTTTTTAAAATTTATGTTTGTGTTTTGTTAACTTATGATGGCACCAGAGAATTACCTCCAGTGCCTTCATAATTACTTTTTTTATCCTTCGCACATTAAACATTCGTCATATAAATCTCGTTGCTGACTATCAGCTCTTAATATAGATTCACTTCTGAAATAGTAAAGTGCTTTTATTCCAAGTTTCCATGCTTCCATGTGAACTTTGTTAATAAAATTAGCTGGAGCGTCCTGTCTAAATGCTAAATTTAAACTCTGACCTTGGTCAATGAATTCCTGTCTGACAGCTGCTTGTTTAACTAATTCTAATTGATTAATCTCTTTGAATGTTCTAAAAACATCCTTTTCATCTTCTGATAAACATCTAACATTTACTACGCTACCTTTATCTTCTATGATTTGATCCCATACTTCTGGTATATTTTTACCTTTTTCTATTAGGACTTTTTCCAAAATAGGATTTCGTCTAATATGCATACCCTTTGCATCGTCATCCATATAAATATTAGCAGCAATAGGCTCAATGCCTTGACTTACTCCTCCTGCGAGCTTTGCGGAGCTTCGATTTGGAGCTATTGCCATTCTAGTAAGATTTCTTCTACCTGTACCTTTACACCACTTTGGTTCACCAAATTTACTGGCTAAGAAATTAGAAGCTTTGATGGACTCATCATTAATATGAGAGAACATCTTTTTTGTTATACCATTAGAATATATTGAAATAAAAGGTAAATTCTTACTCTGGAGGTATGTGTGCCATCCTAGAGTACCAAGACCCAATGCTCTTGATTTTTTAGCAAATCTTCTAGCATCTTCAATACCTTTAGAATCTTTACTTCGATTTATAAAATCTTGTAAAACTGAATCTAAAAACATTGTAGCTAGGAATACAGTATTTGTATCTTTCCACTCATCGAATTTTACAAGGTTGAGGGACGATAAACAACACACTAATGTATGCCTACCGTCTGTTGGCAGCATTATTTCAGAACATAAGTTACTATGCCAAATCTTTAAATCATTTTCTTTCCAATTTAATGGTAAGTTCCTATTAGCATTATCAATGAAAAACATATAAGGTTCACCAGTTTTAACTCTGGTTTTCAAAGTATCCAACCAAAGTTGACGTTCCTTACTATCTTTATTGTCAATAACAGTATTCATAAATGAATCTGTAATGACGGCACCTTGATGCACGTTATGACATTGACGATTTACATCACCTTTAGGCTCTCTAATCTTTAAAAATTCTTCGTATTCCTTATGCTCTGTATTTAAATACAACGCAACAGCACCCCTACGGGTTTTACCTTGTTTTGAAGATATTATAGTACTATCGTAGGATTTCATAAATGGTATAATACCATCTGAAGTTCCTAATGTCCCATTTTTAATAGGAGCTCCTAGCGGTCTAATACTTGAGAAATCATACGCCGTTCCTCCACTATACTTAGATAGCATGCGCATCTCAAGTTCCTTCCGACCTATTTCATACATGTCATCGTCTATCTTCCCACTAAAACAACTAATGGGTAAACCTTTGTCTGTACCAAAATTAACCATGACTGGTGTAGATGGAATTAACCATCCATTCCAGAATATCTTAAAAAACTCATTTACTAAAGTTTTATCGTTTAATAAATTAGCAGCTGTATTAGCTAACCTATTATAAGCATCTCTTGGTGTCTCACCTTTCTGTAAGTATCCACCTTTTATTGTTGTTAAATATAAGTCATTATTCCCCCACGCAGGGTAATCTCTTTCTACTTCCCATCCTTCTGCATTCGCTATCCTGTGCGTTTCTATCATATAAATAAACCAACCAACCCACCCTACACAGTGTGTTAAATTAGTTATTTAATATATGCTATATCATCAACAATGTTTACTTCTTTTGCAAAACCTCGTATCACCAAATTAGGCTGGGTTTTATTCCATTTTGTTTCAGTATTAACTTCTGAAACTACATCATTAACTTTATAACACTTACCTTTGAAATGCACCGACATGCATTTATACTGTCTGTAATAATGATAGAAAACTCTGTATGTTTTAGTCTCTCTCATCCTCTATTACTATTTTTAATCCATCTCTAGTTAAAGTACCATTTTTATAATTAGTAGGTAAACTAGTAAGTTTAGACATTACAAAAGAATTTTCAAATGTTGCAATCAAATCACCATCTAAATCATATAATTTGATAGGATTTAATTTATCTTTTAAATGTCCTAATGCTATACTTTTATTTTTACCTACATATGGACTTGAAATATAAGATTTCAATTGTCTAACTTTATCCCTACCCATTCTTTCTAGAACGGCTATTCTACCATCATCAAATAAATGATAATTTTTATCAGAGTTTACTAAACAATTCTTACTTAAATTGTAAGTATGCGCAAATTCTGTCATTGATGGGAAATCACCTAAATATTTACCATCATCATCATAAATGAAAACTTTATATTTGGGTCTGGACATTATATTAAACTTGTAATAAAATTAGTTCTAGCTGATACAGCTTCTGGTGCAGAATTGAATTCACCTATGTGGATTGTTTGACCTTTTACTTGGAATGAAGCTTGAAACTTAGTAACCGCTTCTTTCCTAACTCTAGGACGAGTTCTTTTAGTAATTCCTTTAAAACCTGTATTTGTTCTACCTAACATCATATTATCTCTCTTCATTTAAATACTTTTTAAAAATCAATTTCATCATTCCAATCTGAATTAGCTTTACTATAACCAGATTCTCGATTGGCAAAGAAATCAGTTTGTTGTTCACCAGAAACAGCGACATAAAACCATGTCATTTCTGATAATAATGATTTATCTACTACATAAATTTCTTTTAAACCTAGTTCCACGAGCTTTCTATTAGCTCTGTCATACATAAAGTTTTTAAGTTGCTCTTTATTAATAGTTTCTAAATCACCAAGTTCAAATATTTTGTCAATATACTTGAATTCATTTTTAAGTGCTAAATCTATACCGTCGTAAATATCCTGTCTAATTTCATCAATTAAACCATTGTTCTCTTGACATAGAGTTCTAAATAATTTACATCCAGCTTCAGAGTGAAGACTTTCATCTCTAACACTAAATTCCATTTGTTTACCTATACCATTAAGTATGTTCTTCTTTTTAAAGCTTAATAAGACTGCAAATGAACTAAACAATTGAATACCTTCAGCAGCTGCACTAAACAACGCTAAACTTCTTGCAATCTCTTTAATATCATTTGTATCTGGATCTATTTCCATCAATACAGCTAGCTTATCCATTGTAGCTTGGTCTTCCATAAATGATTCAAAATCATCTAATCCCAGCGTATCATTTAAGTAACTATAAGCTATTGCATGTATTGTTTCAAAAGCTCCAAAAGTTTGAGCCATTAATTTTATTTCAGGTACAGGAAACCATTTTGGAATATAGGACGACCAATAATCTCCTACTTCGCACTCTGTTTGAGTAAATCCTTTTAAGATATTACCTATAACATTTTTCTCTTTCTCATCTAAGTCTTCGCTCCAATTCTTAACATCATCGTTCATATTGATTTCAGTATGCAACCAATGTGCATTCTGTTGTTTAAACCAATAATCATACGCCCATTGATATTGAAAAGGTTTGAAGGCTATCCTCTCATCTCTTATACTCAAATTTAAACTCCTTTTTTAACATTTAATCCTAGTTCATTACTATTATAATTCCAATTTGAAATCATTTGTTGTTTAAAATCCATAAAGGCATTATACTCAAATTTAGTAAGTCCTGATGTATCTAATGTAAAACCTGTTAATCTGAACTTATTAAAATTTCTACGTCTTGCTAGCTTTTGTTTAGCGCTAGGAGCTTTAATATTTTTTACCATGTAGTCTTTCTCTAGTAGCATTATATTTCAACTTATTTTCAATATGGAATTCTAAATCAATGTTTAGTCCTCCTGCCATATCAAAAATACGTATCATAGCATCTGCGATTTCATCTTCAAAAGTATCTTTAATATTATCTTCAAAATAAAATTTAAAACTTTTTTCTTCAATGTCTTTTGGAACACTATAGCTAATAGGTATAAATCTTTCAAAAGTTTCTCTATCTAACTTTCTACCCTTACCTCGATGAGCTTCCATAGCTTCTGCTAGCTCTGTAACTACTAACATTAAAGTCTCTCCAACATTTCTTTCTTTATCCCAGAAACCTTTAGCTTTATTAGCTTCATAAATTTCCTTAGATATTACATTTAATCCTTCTATCATTCTATGTTAAATAATTTTTTAATATTTTCTAAACTAATTTCTTTACTTTCTGGAAATTCAAATTGTTCGCTTTCAACACGAATTTTATTTCCTAACTCTGCATCATCGCTTAAGATTACAGGATGTCCTTCTGAGCTTAACTGGGCTTCCAGTTTCTCTTTTAGTTTTTTATCTTTATACAATACCTGTTTAATCTTCAATAATGTAGTAGTTACAAATGATGGAACACTTCCATAAAATGTAGACCAGAAATTCAATATAATTTTTTTAGCATCATCATTAAGTTTAGAATATCGTCCTTGAATGAAATTTAAATATTCTGAACTATATTCATCTGGAAATTTAAAAACATATAATACATCTTCTCCTATATCATGACTTTCCATAAATAAGTTACTAGATATTAATCTAGATTCAATTGATGAAAATTCAGGATCTCTATAGTTAAAGTTACATAATATAAAAAACAAATTACCTTGTACATGTTTTGTACTAAATAGATATGTATTTTTTATATGTTTTAAAATTTGTTTATCAAAATAGACTTGCTCTCCTAATAAGGGAGTTAAATAAGTATAACTGTAATTTTTCTTCATTTACCATATTTTTCTAATTCCAACCTTCTGAGTTATCAGTTGTAGTTGTATCAGAATCATCTGGAGTATCTAAAGGTTCTACGATTTCATTAATAGCGCGATGTAATTGATCAGATGTTAAAGTTGCTTCAGTTCGATTTGGTTCAGCCCTAAAATGATCCATTCCCATAGTTGTAAAAGGTTCTGTCGATCTTAGAAATGAAGCAGTATAATCTCGCATTATTCTAGCATTTTCGTCTAAACCTTCTCTAGAGGCTCCTCTTGAACGACTCGCCATTGTACCAAACCTATGTGTTTCAAATTGTAACGACGCTGTATTAGGATTATCTTCCATACTTTCAGTAAATTCAGGCATTCTAGAACGAGTATAATTAGAAAATGTATTAGATGGTACTGAATTAGTTCTATGATAATCTTTATTATAATCTATTAGAATTTCACCTTTTGTAAGATATTCTCTATCATAATTAAATGATTTATTCTTAATATAATATTTAATATCTTCTGACAATTCTAAAATACCTTTACTTGTATAACCATCAGCAGTTTCATAACCTGTAATAGCATTAAGAACTACAGATTCAGATACTCTAAATACATAAGGATTTTCTAAATCGAATTTATTAACATATATATACAAGGGATCTAAAATTCTATAGTTTTTGAAATTCTGTTTAACAATGAAACTCTCAAGCGCTATAGTATATAAGGCTGCTTGGATATCATATCTCCAAAAGAAAAACTTACTCTTAAATTTTTTAAAATCATCAGTTCCTGTCTTCAAATCTACCATTCTGATAGTTTTGTTTTCATGGTCAATGCATATAATATCTAACATTGCTTTATACATAGTATTAGCAAACTCAAATAATAATGGCATTTCAAATAATAACTGACGTTTTTTAATGTCATTAGTTTTAACGTAAGGAGCTGTAAACTTATTAGTTTTCAACACTTTACACATAAACGAAGCTTCCATGAAACTTTCAGATGATATTTTTTCGCGTTCGTCATCTAAATTTTCCAATTGTTCTACTAAAAATTTAACGAAACTTTCTTCAGAATATTTAGCAATCAGTAAATCTGGTTTCTTAATATTAGACCAAAGTTTTAATTCTTTAGTAATTTTATGACACACTTCTATATATGTATCTGTTATCTCTGATACATCGGAAATTTTAATTTCGTTATGTAGAAAATTTTTAATTAATTCTACTTTAAGTTTATCATAAGTATCTGTAATATTACATACATTTTTTAATACTTTATAACAATCATCAAATATTTCTTTCCCTAATAGTAATGCATGGGCTAATTTACCCCATTTAATACTAGTTTTCTGTGAAATATCTTCTTTATCCAATAACGCTTTTGGACCTTCTCTATCTACTTTCGATATTAAGCTATAATTTAAATAGTCTTCTACTGGTAGATCTCTATACTCTTGCTCTGTCATCAACTTGATTTTCTATTTGGTTAATAAAATAGTCTTCTAATACATCACAAACTTCTATTATATTAACTGTTGCTTTAGCAAAAAAGTTATTTTTAGTAGTTATGTAGTGCATTCGATCTTCATATTGATCTTTTCTATTACTTATAATATTTCTTACAGAATTATATTTTTCTTTATCTATTAAAGAATGAATACCTTTCATTTCTTGAACATTAAACAAGTAATGTAATAAATCAAACATCTGTTTTTTATTTAGCATATACTAATATATTTTTATATACACCCCAGGTTTTTCTTTATTATAAGAACTATACACTCCGTTAACTTTAAATGGGACAGGTACAATAATTGATGTGTTATCATCTTCCATCCATCCGTATGTTACCATTTCATCTTGGATAGTTTGAGCTGGGTTTAACCAGTCGTATTTATGTTTACTACCTCTAACAAAATGCATACCAATTCTCAAAGGTAAGTTCTTATCTTTCGTTTTTTCTACAAACTTATCTTTATTTTCCTTCCACCACCATTTTGTATCCTTTCTCCAACGATTGGTAGCTTTGGACGCAATAAAATATTTACCCGTCCATTGTCTACCGTTCTTAGAAGAAGGAACATTTCCTTCACAAAATAAAATCATTTAATTTTTTTAATTATTATCCCATATCATTTTTTATTATGATCTTTAATAAATATTTTCATAGTCCTATGATTGTCTTGCAATTGTATATCATCAATTTCACAATCCATGTCTACAAACTGTCTACCTACACCTTCCTTGATTATCTCAACTCTGGTTACTTTCGATGTGTTTACCAATCTATCACCATTCAATACAAAATTCTTTTCCATTTCTATATTCTAATATTTTGTTAATTTCTTTAAATGCTTTGCAATTCCAAGTTCTAAACTGTTTAACAGCTTGGATAGGATCTTCAGCTTTAAAAATATGACAAGTTTTATTTAAATCAAAATCGTCAAATTTTTCAAATCTTTGAGCTTCTTCTCCTACTAATAGGAATATTGTACCAGGCATTGTATCAGATATATATCTAACGAAAAATTTTATGAAGTTATACCAAGGATCTAAATGACTACCAGGTTTACTATTTTCTACAGTCAGTGCGGAGTTTAATAGTAATACACCTTGATCAGACCATGTAGATAATGTTATATCTTCATCAATTTTAAGAGTTGAAAAATCTAATTCTACTTTCTCTAATATTTTAAACAAACTATTAGATATTTGAGATCTAGAATTTACATTACCATATGCTACACCTATGGCAGAGCCATCACGATAAGGTTCTTTTCCAATAATAACTACTTTCAAATTATTAGGTTCTGTTAATTCAAATGCTTTGAAAATATTATTAGGTCCAGGGCTAATCTTTTTACCACTTTGATAAGTTTTAAATAGATGGAACATTAATTTCTTAACATAAAATGAATGTAGGAAGGACTTTATGTCCTCCCTATCATACCATTTACCCATTAATTTAGCCCAATTTAGTTTTACATCTTTTACTTCCAAAAGTCAGATCCTAATTCATTATATAATGCATCATGAGCTTTTTCTTTGACAGCTTTAACATCACCCGCAGCTGATAACTCAGACATAACTGTTTTTCTAATTTCGACATAGTCAATATGTCTCTTACCTATTTCCATAAGTGAAGAATGACCGTCGTATTTAAGAAAGTTTTCAACCAACGTTGCTGTAGATTGATTCTTTCTCTTGATTAATTTAGAAAACAACTCAGATTTATCATTAAATAATGAATCCTTGCAATTTTCAGCTGTCCATACAAATAATGCACAATTGAAAATAAGATTCATAATTTTATCAAAATCTGTAGTAATGTGATGATGTCTGAATTCTACAGTTTTCTTATTACCAAAAATAAGAGGTACGAAGTTTAAGTAAAAATATCTACTTCTGATATTCCACTTACTTCTACCAGATGGATCTGAAGGGTGAGTTTCGATGTTATCCAAAGTACCTTTATATGAATCATAAGATTTACCATCTGACACAAAATTGAATACTTTTTTAAACCATGTTGTAACATTTTCAGGTTTGATAACTTCTGGCATCTTACTGAAAATGTTTTTAACTGGTAATGGAGCACAATAATCCTGCTTTTGAACTTTAGAACCACCTCTTTTATAATCAGGTTGCATTAAAAACTGCTCATCCTGCGTTAAACAGCTTAAAATGAAAGCTGATAACACTGACTCTTCAGTTCTAGATAAACCTCCTATATGGAGGTGTAAAGCACATGTAAAGTCGTTCTTAGTTCTCTTAGACAATTCTTTGGTAATTTCCTTAAGAGCATATAAACCATTTCTACCTGAAAAAGGTATTGTCACATACTCCAAGCCTTCAATACTACCATCTCTAAGAGGGATTAATCCATACTTATAACATAAACGCTCTGGAATATAACCAGCTGTAGTTTCAAATTCTAAACCGAATGTGATACCATTATTTTGAAGAAAATCTCCAAATCTGTTCAATTGAACTGAATTATACTCTGGTTTGAAACTTTTAGTATGTTCAGCTTCAGTAAGCTTAGATACAAATCTACTTTCGTAAGGTAATGAACTTTTTGAAACAGGAGCTTTTGTGATACGATTAAACCAGGTGGCATTTTTGATTGTTCTATCAAAGAAAGTACCTGTTGATAATCTTTCTCTAAACTTACCTTTTTTAGCAATCTCCTCACTTATACAAATTTCTTTCGATCCTGTATCAGAATTTGTTACAATTTGGACATTTGAAGAAATATCAGGACTAAACATTCCACTTATGAATTCATTACCTTCTTCATCATAATCTACGATTCCTTCTCGTAAAGTAGTTTTATGAATTAAAACATATTTACTCAAAGAATGATCATACTCAATATAACCATTATTAAATCTATGATATTTACCTTCTACAAAATAACATTCACCGCTATCCTTAACAGAAGGATCACCTACTAAATAGTAGCTGTTTTTGATTCTTTTACACTTGCTTTTAGGTGCAGTTTTACCTGTATATGTTTTTACCATATTTGTTGACATAATATTAATCGTTTGTTACGTTATTGTTAATTGATTCTTCTATCATTGCAGAGATAGATTTGAAACGTTTTTGAGTATCTTTAATGAAATTTGAAAATTCATCTAACATTACAGATTCAGGTATTGTAAGAGAATCAATCTCTATCAAACCATATGAAAGTGCAGTGTTCAATTCATCTTTAAGAGTAATTATTCTCTTAATATCATCTTCAGAAGCATCATTAAGTTCATTTGATAAGTTTTCTTCAAATACATCATCATCATCCTCTTCAGGACCACCTGTCATATTATCAGTTATATCAGAAAAATCACCATCATTATAAATAGATAGCGTTTTAACAGAACTTTTAGGACTGTTTAAATCAGTTTTTATTATAAAACTTGTTAAATCACCATAATTTATTCGATAAGTTTTATAAGCTCCTATTGGTGAGAATGAACCTGAAAAATATTTGTTTTCTTTAACTGTCATTTGATTAGTAGTATAAACAATACCATCAGCCGCTCTGGTAATATCAATAAGTGGATACTCAGACATAAAACTATATTTACTAGTCAATATCTTTTTAGCACCATAATCTGAAAGATGTCCTACACAAGCTTCATAGTCTAGTTCACTTTTTAAAAGTACACCTTCATGTATGAAAAATAATGTACATTCTGATATATCACCAAATTTAATTAGATTATTAGACCCTTCTTCTACATACGAAAAGTTTTTCAAAGCTTCTTTAGCTTTACGAGAATCTGAAGCCACATTTAAAAATCCAGCCTCTTCAGTTAAAATACAAACTCCTGTTACAAGTTTACCTTTAGATTTATATCTAGTATTTTCATAGTAGATAGGGTCTTCAGTGTTTTCGAATACTGCTTTCTCATAATGTAAATTATTAATAGTATGAGAACCAGTTGAATTTTCAGACACTGTATTTATTCTTGTGGACGATGTATTGTCTGAATCAGTTTGTTTACTACCTTCTGTTAATTTTATTGTAGTTTGACTGCTTGTGTTTACCTCGCCCGTTTCCTTTTTTGCAGCATTATTGTTAGTAGGTCTAACATAAGGAGCGCCTGTTTGGTTCATTTTAGATCTATCAATCTCAAGCCTTTTTACAATTGTACCTTCTTTAATTTTGTACAAAATATTCGATCTGAATTCCATTACAGCTTCCGCTTTTTGTTTATCATTCTCACAAATACCTCTTAAAGGTGCAAGTAAAGATGAAATATACATACTGGTAGGAGATTCTTGATAGAAAAATAAAGGTCTTTCTTCTGTTGCAGGTGTTCTAACATAACTACTAGATAAACTAGAGCCTTTAAATACCCATAAAGAATCAGGATCTATTGTAGAATAAATTAATAATGCGGCTGCACCATAATATTTCAACAATACATCTATGTTATCTTTTGATAATATTTCAAGTAATACTTCACTATCAATCTTATCACCTACTTCAATTCCAAATTCTTCACCTAACTCTTTATAGTTTTTAATTACACCATTATGAGCACCAATTGTAAAAGCTGAAGGATCTGATTCATCGTTAACAAACTTAAATGGGTGAGCATTCTGAGCATTATGAGCACCTCCAGTAGCATATCTAGTATGACCTATAACTGCTGGTATTTTAGTAGGTAGAGGATATGATGATCCTGCAATAAAATCTCTATACTCTTTCTCAGAATCTACTCCTTTGTAAAGCTCTCCATCTACTGATACACCACAAGAATGCTTACCTCTTGTTTCATTTTGAATACCTAATTTATCAAACTTATCTTTATTGAACTCTTCTGGAGTAGCTCCAATCCATCCAAATAATCCACAACTTATCACGTTGTTAATTCTTCTCTTTTTAGTAAGAAAAAATCCTACTGTATGAATGAATAATGCTACTAAAATTATTTCAATTATTGTCATTTTGTTTTATTTTTGTAATATTAATGTTGTATTTAATTCTTTTTGTACTTCTAAAACGTTTTCTTCAATTACAATATCATTGTCTCCCAAACAATATTCCACCATGTCTTTAATTTTACTGGTAGGAACATCGCTGTTAACTAAATTGATTGTTTCTTGTATTTTATCCCATACTAGAGATAATGTGTAATGATCTTTAAGAAAATAACCTCCTAAAGATCTACATTCAACACCATAGTCTTTAAATCTACAGTCTCCAAATCGTCCATATAACTGTCTTCTATGAAACTTATCATTGTCAAATTTATTCAATGGGATTGAAGTCATTAACTCGAAAGCTAATACTATTCTCTCATTAATTTCATCAGTAGGCTCATCATATCCAAAATGAATATGAAAACCTGATGTTCTAAGTTTCTTAGCTTCTTCAGATAGCTCGTTCATTTCAATAGCGCTTACTTGTTCAGTAATAATATTGATAGATGGAGCACATCCGAAAACTTTAGCTTTATCATCAGTAATAGCACTATCAGGTACTTGCTCACTACTTGAGTAGTAAAGTGCTAAACCTTTAGCTGCTGCTAATGTGCTAATATAGTCTTTACAATGATCAATATGACCTATAAATTCTTCTTTTGAAGATACAGGTGGAATATTAAACTCAGCTAATATGTTGTCTTCCTGTACTGCGCAGTTGTTAGTAATTTTAATAGGTTCATCTTTTGTGCCACCTAATACACCTATAATTGAGCCTACTAGTCCAGTGGCTATTTCCTTTACGAATATCTCAGGATCTGATCCTATTATAAATACTGTTTTTTTCATACTGTTTGTTTTTCTCTTTTTGTTTTTAGTAATTGAGGTAATACTTCTTTGTATTTCTCAAGTGTAATATCTCCAAAAGATGGAGCTGAATTAATTTCAATAACTATGAAATCACATGTAGTCCTAGGTGTTCCGTTTGAATTAGCAGCTTGAATTTTTAAATCAACTGCTCCGAAATCTAAACCTACACTTTTAAGCGCTTTAACACAATGTTCTTCTACCTCATCCCAATTAACAGGTTTATCAAAACTTTCGTTATCTTCTAATATCCATACAGAATTAGAATCATTTCTGAACCATTTATCCTCATCGGCAGTATCAGATTTAATCATCTTTCTACATGTATAGAAACATCCATGCTCACTGACATGCAATCTATATTCTCTTGAGAAGTTATGAAACACCTCAAATATAAAGTTATGAGTTCTATTATTATTAGATAACCAAGTTTGCATTTCTTCAGCTGTATTAATTTTGGTATTACCTCTACCTCTACTTCCGAAATTATGTTTAGCTACAATAGGATAAGGTAAATCAGCTCTTGACATACCTGAATCACCTATACCTGACTTAATGAAAATTTGAACTCTTGAATCATATGTCCACCACATTGCAGTTTTAACCTCCGCTCTAGTGAAACATTCTTTCATTAAACGCTTATTACTACTATTAGCTATTGCGGATGTAGTATTCAACTCCACTCTATTACCACCTTTAGCGATACTATCACTAACTTCAGTAGGAGAACCAAATCTTACTACAGATTTAAAAGGTAATAACTCTAATGCACCCTTAAGTCTTAAAGGTGCATGCGAAGGATGTCTACTATATACTTGAGGTTTAAATTTTGTGAATCTTTTTTTCATTAGTTTGCGATTTTAGTTTCTGTTTCTGGTGCTTTCTCATTTCTTTTAATCCAATCACCACTTTCAATGATACGTTGTGAAACTCTACCTGGTCTAGCATTATAAATGTAGATATAAGTAGGTCCAAACTCTGTATCAATAAGTTCTTTGTTATACATATTAGAATGAGGATTTTCAGGATCATTAAATTCTTCACCTCTATATCCTTCTAAATAATCTAGATTTTGTTGAACTCTTGTACTAGGTACAACAAATACTTCTAATACTACCGAAGTTTCACCATTTTTAACTAATCCAGGAAATCCACCTAAATGATACAAAGTATACTCAGGATCTGTTTCAACTAAACCTAATCTAGTACTATTACCTTTCAATAGTGCGTGATTACTTTGATCTGTTCTAAGTGTACCATACACTCCCACTAAAATAGAATTTTTTCCGTATTTTTCTTTTATTTCCTCAAGCTTACTGTCCATTTCTGTCATTTTCTTTGTTTTTAAAATATTCTTTTATTAATCCTTTTAATATTATAGCCGCAGCTTTTTTTCCCAATTTTTTAACTAGATCTGTAAAGTCAGTACACTTGTACTTACTAGGGATCATTATAAATATGAGATTGTGTTTTTCTGAAAACTCTTTACCAAATTTCTCACCCCAATTAGTATCTTTATCATAATCGTTATCGTATAATACGAATATCCAATCAAATCTATCTTTGAGTTCGTCTACTACATTTTCTTTCGCTACAGCATTTTCTTGTTGTAAAGAAACTGAGGAAAAATCTGTGTTTTCAACTATAGACATTACATCTTTCAAAGATTTAGTTAATACTAATATGTGGTCATCACTAGGTAATTGATTCCAACCTTGCCAGACTGAAAAATCATGATTGTTAAACCATTTATACCTTGAAAAAGGCTGATAAATTTTCATTGTAATTTTCAAATCTTTTCTTTCAATGAATGTAAAAGCTAGTTTATCAGCCGTCAAGATATGGGTTTTATTATCTGTAACCATGAATATATGAGATATAGGATATACTTCATATCTCTTTAATGTTTCCATGGAAATTCCATAAGAATCCCAATATGCAATATCATCAGAATTATAATTTCTAATTTTAACTTGCAGATTTACTATTTTTGATTTAACTTTAACTTCTCTATCTAATGTATTTTGTAAATTGACATTGGGTGTATTATTCATTTTATCGACTGTATAATCATCACTGATTTTGAAATCTATAGCTATTCTACTACATGCTTGATACCATGTACTATTAAATAACTTTTTAACAAATTGAATACAATTCCCACCACCTTCTACGAAATCATTAAATAATATCTGATCTGATCGTCTATCTTGGTAGATTGAAAAAGATGGTATATTATCTGATCTAAAAGGTGATGAAAAGGGTCTATTTACAACAAATTCATCTTTTATATACATCTTATACACATCTATAGGATTCAATCTTTCAAGTATAATCTCAGATGTAATAAAAGGTTTCATATTAGCTTCTTTTAATATATCAACCATTTATGTTAAAATTAATACCCTCCTATATTGCAAGGAGGGTATATTATTATTATGATAAGTTAGACCAGTCAGTAGTATCTTTACTACCTAAATCAGCTGAACCTTCTACAGGTGCACTAGGTGATTGAGGAATTTCATTTTGAGAAAATGGATCTAATTCTTGTTGACTATCGAAGTTTGTAGCTTCAGGTCTAGTCATCACATCATCATACTCATTATCTTTACGTACTACTTTAAGTCTAGTTGTTTCGTCAGAAGTATTACCAGCTTCAAAAATATTATAAGCTCTAAAGCTTAAATAAGTTTCAGGCTTTTTTCTAATACCATAACTAACGAAAACATTAATTAAACTCGCTTTTGAGTTTTTAGCAATTTCTTGAATTAAGAAATCATAACCTTGACGATTATTTTCAAATTCAGGTAATGCTTTATCTCTAAGCGATGGATTCAATGCAAATAATAAACTAACCATTTGGTTATAGCGAATTTTAATTTCACTATCTTTAGTTCTTTCGGTAGGGTAATAAATACCCAAATTCACAGATCCACCATTGGAATCCGTAGTGAAAATTTTAAAATCAGGAGAATTGGCTGAATCTTCTGGTTTCTTTTTACTTACACTAACTGTAACTCCTTTTACTCGTCCAGCAGTTCCATTATTAAAAACTACTACTTCTTTATCTTCTTGTACAAAACTGTTTAAGTTAATCTTGCTCATATATATATTTTTATTAAGAATAATATTTAATTATTGTATCATTTATAGCTACTAAATCATTAGGTACTAACTCTTCATCAAACATCCCTATTGGCGTTTTACAACTGTCATTACCTGTAGTCGCAGTTCTAAAGAAATAGCTAACTGGTTCACCTGGATTTTTAATAGCCTCTGCATATAATACAATACTACTAAAACTTTCTGGTTCCATTTTCTTTAACTGTTGACCTTGAACTGCAATTCTTTCTCTAGCGAATCCGCTTTCATCATATACTGTCTCTGGATGACACATTATATAAACTATAATATCTTCTCTTAACTTTTCGTTAATGATATTAAGTAAATTATAATTTTCAAAAGACATATTTGACCAAGCTTGCATTCCATTACTAGCATTTCTAAAAGAGTTAGACATTACGGAATCTGTCATTATTCTAGACCAGGTATCTATGACCAGTGTCTTTATTTGTTTATTCCCTTGAATACCTTTTAAAAAATTTGTAATCTCTACAATGTTACTTGATTGTAAATAATTATTCTTTTCCTTGTTATACTTTGATTTAAATTGAGGGAAAGGTAGATCTTTCTGATCGCTATTTACGATAGCCGTGCTATCGGGATCAAGATTCATACAACTTGTACTCTTACCTCTTCCACTTTTTCCTACTACATATACTAATGTTGCCATTAACTCTTCTCCGACCTTCTACCTACCTCTAATTTAAATTATTTGTTTACACCTTCTACATATTTACGTTTTTTAGATAAGCTAAGTTTTTCAAATTTAGCATGTTCTTCTTCGTAATATGTAGTGTGCCCCGTTTCTTGTAAGAAACCTAACTTCCCTCTTAATGTATCTATATCATTATCCAGTTCTTGTCGTTGTTTCTCTAAACTTACTATTTTAGAAATTATATTTGATTTCTTTTCTTCAAAATTTACTATCAAAAATTGATCAGTTCTTAAACTATTACCTCTAGATAAATTATCATCTACCCTTTGACAAGCTCCAAAAGAACTAGGTATTTTAATAGTTTCATTATCACCTACCATCGAAGGTATTGAAAGTAAGGGATTCATAGGTTTTCTGAATATAAATTCAGTACCTATAGGTCCATAACTATGACTACCTTTAGTATTTAAAATACGCATAGTCTTACCATTTAAGAATTCTAAAATATCATTATAATTCGTAAAAGTTAGTGAACTCAGTTGTTTGTATGCATTCATAGTTATTTATTTGTTATAAGCAAGCATTTCAGCTGCTATTATTGGATAGGATTTATAACCCTTTATTTCAAAATCATTTAAGTTTAAATGGTTCAATAAGCTTAAATCCTTACCTAAACTGTTATAAAAATCATCAGTTTTCAAATGTACTAATTCAAATCCACCATGCTTATCAACATTTCTATTCAACTGTTCTTTAACAGCATCTAAATGAGGTTCATAAATATGTACATTACTTAAGTCACCTATAATACCTTTTGGTACCATATTGGTCATCTTACCTATGATTTGTGCTAAAAGTGCATAAGAAGCGATATTAAAGGGTAATCCAAGGAATGTATCTACACTATGTTGATGCCATTTTAAAGTGAATTGGTATTTAGGTATACCTAATTCATCATAATTTTCTTCTGTTAATAAACCAGATTTAGAAGTTGTTCTAATATTATCTCTATGTGCCAAACTTAAAGGTTCAACCAACACTTCAAAACTCCAATGACAAGGTGTTAATGCACATTGATCTTTCTCAGCTGGATTCCAAAAAGTTACTGTCTTCTTAGTAGCCATTGGATTAGTTTTAAGAGTGTTTATAAGCTCTGCAAACTGATCTATATCTCCATAATTCCAATTAACTACATTGCTATTTTTATCAGCATATGCTCCAAATCTCCAACCTCTCAATTGAGCACCATATCCTCTACCTATATTACCAATCCCATTATAAGTTTTAGATTCTTTAATAAATTGCTCTAAAGAATATTTTCTTAATCCTGTAGCACACTCTTCTTCATGAGCTTTTAAATAATAATTATAAGCATCTTTATTCCAAATATTAATATTATTATCTACAAGATATTTAATATTAGTATCACCTCTTAAAATCCATAGTAGTTCTCCTACTATACCTTTCCAATATAACTTTTTAGTTGTTATAGCTGGAAAACCGTCCTTAAAATTATGTTCAATTGTAGCAGACGATATCTGAATGCGATTAACGCCTTTCCTATTAGGGTCTTCATATGTGTAACCACGCTGTAATATATCCAATAATAAATCATGATATGTTTTATCTATTTTAGCCATTTCTATTTTTTCATTAAACTTCTCCTTTTATGTTAAATGTATCTTTTAAAAATTCAATCTCTTGACGTATTACAGCACAAGTTTCAAATTCATTTAACTTACTATAAGATTCAATATCAGATTGTAACATTTCGATTTCGTCTGTTACATCTTCTATATCCGCCATACCAATAAGTTCATCATAACGCTTTTTAGTAATATAATGTGTAGAATTTCTTGAAATACTACCATCAGTAGCTTCAAATTCTCTAAAAATAGTCACAAATTCATTATCATCATCGAATTGAATAGTTTCAGTTGTTATACCTCTACTTTTCAATTCGTCCCAAGTTAACCCTAAAGCCTTCTTTTTCAAGTCGGCATTTTTAGGGTTTTCATCTAACTTAAGTTTTTCTACTACTGATATATTATTTAAAATATTATCAAATTGATCTTGTTTTTTACCGAACATAATGTTAAATTGAAAGTTCAAATAACTCAGTTATATTAGTCAATTTATTATCATCAGCTTCATCCTCTTTTATACTAGCTAATAACATTTTAGCTTTTACTAAAGATTTAGATTCTTTTATGATTTTATTTTGACTCATATAATCTAATACCCAAGAATAACTTTCAATTTTACTATCAAGTTTTTGAATCTCATTTAAAAGTTCTGTTTTTTTAGATTTACATTCGTTAAGTTTATCAGATAAACTTCTAACATGAAATATTTTATCACTTGATAAAACTACTACTCTACACATATGATTTAAAATGTAATTACCATAGAGTAATTCAGTATGATTATCTCCACTTTTAACATCTGTTAAATTACCTGCAAATCTAATTCTATTTTTACTAAAATAATTAACTGAAATAGCAGCTTCACCAGGATTCAGAGGATCTTGCCCAGGTATTAGTAAGGTATTACGATTACCATCACTAACAATGTCTGAACTCCTAACGCCTGGCATTACATTTCTTACGTCTGTAAATTTATAACTGTTATCAGGAATTAAACCATGACTATCTGAACTATTAGCGTAAAATTGCAATAAATAGTCATTAGAGTTTAAATAATCCACAAACCCTGTCATATATCTACTACCTAAATCAGCAATAGCATTACCTAATGAAAGATCATTTTGAACCCTGGCTGAAATTACATTTGGGATATCTGTAATATTTTCAAGATAATCTAAAAATAATTCATGAAGTTCCCCTACAACTATTACATTTTTTTGTTTTTTCTATTTTTTTCTATTGTTTTTAATAAATTTTTTAACTTCTTCTATCGCATTCGTATCGTCATATAAAGGTAACTCTTTGAAAAAGTTAACAGCTCCATCAAAAAATAAAGGACACACTGTGTTACCTCCACCTTCTCTTGATGCTATTACTTCTAAAAATCTAATGTTATCTTTAAAGAATGTAATATCATATCCATTACTTTCAGGATATTGTTTAATTCTATGTCTAAAAGGACTAAATAAACCTAATACTACATCCGCATCTCTCTGAGTTAATTTACACTCAGCTAGACCATCTAACGTAGGCTTTAATCTATTAGCCTTCATATTTTCAACACTTTCTTGAGAAGAAGCTTGTTGTTGAATTAAAACAGGACTGTATTTAAATCTATTTCGTAATTTTACAAAATATTCAGAAGATAATTTAGCTATTGAACCGTGTTGATTTAAATCATTTTCATTAGTTAATAATGATGCGTGATCTACTACAATAATTACGTATTCTTCAGGGTCATCAGCTTCATAGTAATCAAATACGTTATGTACGAATTCTTTACCATCTTTTGTAAAAGTTACATCTTTGTAATATGTTGTACCATGTGAGTTAGCATAATCTTCCATGAATTTATAAATTCCTGTTGGATGCTTTATACTATCAATAAATGTTACACATTTTTCAAATTCTTCTAAATAGTCTTTTAAGTCTGCTATTTTATCTACTACAGCTTGATCAAGAGGCTCTTTAACACTCCTCATACGTTTAGGATCTATACGAATCTTTGTACCAGAATCAATATATAATCTATTACATATAACTTGTGTTAGCTTTTGCTCTTTAGACATCTCCAGACTAAAGTAAAATATCTTTAATCTGGAGGTCTTATTTCTATAAACATAATCGAATGGATTGTTTACAAAAAGTTGATCAGTAATTTGTGATTTCTATCGTTCTATAATTTAATATTAAATCAACTACGCAGTTATTTGATCTTTTGTAATATACCAAAATCTAATTTCATTACCTGAATTAGGATTTTGCATTGTTTCAACAATACCTCCTCTATCACTTAATACTCCATCTATTACATTGAAGCATGGAGCATTAGTATTAGTTGAAAGTACAATACTTGCAAAAGGTATTTCTTCAGTACTAGACTGAAATCCAGTTAAGAATATTAATTGAGCTAATCTAAGTTTAAACTCAGGAGTTTCATCTGTAAAATTATTTTCTACAAATTCAGTCATTCTAGCTGAAATATTATTAATACCTGTTAATTCAAAAATACCACAGCTCATATTAGTTCTTTGTAAAATAGCTCCGTTTAAGAAACTAACATTTACAGTTTCACCTTCTCTAGTTTCAATTGAAACAAGATTATCCTCTAATGGAGTTATACTTGCTATAATTTCTTCATCAGTTAGAGTAGTAACTACATCTTCAAATAACGAAGCATCATAGTTTCTAGCTAACCCTCTATCATTATCTACCATATAACGAGAGTCGTTATCAGTGTCATTAAGAGTTACATATTCTCTTCCTTCTGTTAAATTGTAAGATTTAGCGTTGATACATCTAATTGTTTTCATAATTGTATTTGTTTATTTATTTGTAATTGATTTAAATTTATTTTTATAGCTTGGACTGTCTCATGAACCTAGTCTTGACACACCATGCACATAGCAATTTGATGCTCTTTTCTTAAACATAAAGCACAAGCAGGTTCCTCATTGTCAGTCTCTACACCGTTTTCTTTAAAAAATAAATGAGGTATTGAATTTTTTACATCTTGAGCTGTTCCTCCAGCTTCAATGCAATCATCAATTATTTTATTTATTTTTTCTTCAAGTGACGGCACGGGATTGTCTTCTTTACTGATTTTCAAGAATTTTTTTGAGTTCGTCATAGTTTTTGTCGTTAAATAGTTTTCTAAAGGTCGCAATTGTAAGAGTGCTATGTGGGGAAGCAAATATATGATTCCAATAATTCGCTCTGATACATTTTGTTTTAAATAAACTTAAAGTTTTATATCTAACAGGTGAATTATTAGAATACATTAAAACCTTACGGCTATCATAAGTCCAATTAACCATTATTAAATCTATAGAACTATTATAATAACTAGGTATACTAGCTACACTGTGATGTCCTAATGGAATAGCTTCCCAAATTGGAAAACCTTCTTCTAAAAGCAATAATATATTTTCAAGTATTACTCTAATACTTTTATTTCTAACATATCTAGCTAATTTAAACATCATACCTCTATATTTATGCTTCATATCACCGAAATACAGTGTATTACGATTACGTTTGCATAACCAATCTGGTTCTAAATGTTTGAAAATCTTAAATAATAAAGTAATATCTTCAGATTTAGCAATCATTTTATAATATTCATAACTTTTCATATAATCTCCACATGCAAGACTAGTGTTAATTTTATATGAATTGTTAATATTCCATTTAAGAGGATAAAATTTAGTTATATGCCTACGTGAACCCTGTATTAGAGTTATCTTAGGTTCTTCTTTAACTACTATTTTTTTGTTATTTTTTTTGTCATTTGTTAAATTCTTAAATTTTTAAAAAAGGTTTTCCCCGTTCCCTATCATATCATTATTTGAATATATGATAAAGTCTATTAATCAACGATTTATAATATCTGAGTCGTAATAGTCTTTCATTTGTATTAGTGAAACTACCTTTTTCCAATCTTCTAAAGCTACAGCTTTTGTGAAATCTTTACAACGATCCTTTTCAGATTTAGGTAATTTTTTAAAAGCCGTGTCAGATGAAACCGCTGCAGTCGTGAATGTATAAGAACCTCTAGCTTTATTTAAATATTTAGACTTAGCCTCCATATAATCAAAAGAGGTAGTAATGTCAAGATTATTACATATTACTTTGTACCAATCTTCTAATTTTTGACTATAAGGAATATTAAATATTTTAGGACTTGAAGGTAATATATTAAAATATAATCTAAATAATGCTCCATTATTCGTAATAGCTAAAGTGTTATTATTTAGTAAATATTCAGTTAAACTCCCTGCTATAAAAGCAGTAAGTGGTTCATCTGTAAATTCTAATAATTCAGAAGTTTTTTTAAGTATATTAACACCTTCTTGGGTTCGGTTTAATCTAAATAATTTAAATAATATCCAAGCTTTTTGTTTATAGTCAGTTCTTACAGAAGAACCTTTAATTTCAGCACCAAAAGCCTTTAATACTTTAAATGTATCAGGCATGCTAGTTTCTATATCTACGAAATCTTTAATATCAGTTTGAACTATTTTAAAACCTAAAAAATCCATAATGTAATTTTTATAGTTTTCACTTGTAAATGAATTTCCACTAGGATAACCTCTTCTAGACATAAAAGAATCAGCACAATCCATTTTATATTTACTCACTTCATATTGAGATTTATATGAATAAATTGCATCTAGTTCTTTACCTCTAATGGCTTCTATTATTATTTTCATTTGTAATTGTTATTGATTAATAAAATTCTGAGTTTGCATTATACATTACCATATAATGGGGCAAATCTGTCTACCCACTTTACTATTAGCTGTAACTAAATAATATTTTCCTTGTTCAATTCCTGGGACTTCTTCTTCAAATCTTGGGAAACCAAAAGGTATACTATTTATCTTACCAGAAAGTTTTCTTTCTCGTTTTTCAATGATACTTTTTTGTACTCTATCGAATAAACTGCTCATTTAATTGTTTTAATATCATAAATATGAAATCTAATTTTTTTACCATATTCAGCTTTAATATCAATTCTAATTTGATCTATGGCTTGATGTACGGTTTTAAAATCAGATTTATATTCACGATCGTCTTTGTTAATTTTTACATGAAATATAAACATAGGTTATGTTATTTCACTAGCCCAATCTGAATTCTCAGTTGGTGTTTTAAGTTCATCTACCCAAATTGATAGTCTTGATGTTTCAGTCTGACCTGATTTCTTATAAATGAAATAGTCAGCTCTTTGAATATAAGTTAAATTAGATTGTGAATCTAAATAATTAACAACTGCTTCTAGTATTTGTTCAGCAGTAATTTCAGGATTATTAATTCTCCATCGTGTTAACTTTTCAATAAGTGCTTTTCTATCACCCATTGCACCTCGTTTTAGACCTTTAAACTTATCTCTAATAGCATCTACAAGGTCTTCTAGCTTGTGTTCTTCATATACCTCTATTGGTTTCTTATCTTCTATTTTTACGTTTATTGATAACTCTATTATTTTTTTACCTAAATCTCTTAATATGTAAGAACCTGGTGATATTACTCTTATCATTTTCTTCTCCTGAAGAATGTCAATATCTTTAAGGTCTATTATATAATCGAAATGTTGTTTATGTATAGTGTTACAATAAATGAAAATTAAAGTTAATAATTGATTAATGTTGATATTTGATACTGCTATTATATTTAAGTTTAAAAGAATTTTGTTAAAAATCTCCTTCATACTCATCATTATGTTCTACAATATCTAAAAATTCTTGTGTTACATTCCCGTCGTCATCACATGTATTACATGTTTCAACTTTAGAGCCTGTGAAAATCTCTTTACTTCCCATACACATGGGACATGGCTGCTTCATAAGTTATAATTTATTAATAATTTTTTTACATTCATTAATATAATAATGATAATTTATATCATATTTTTCTTGTTTTTTAAAATCATTAAATAATGTACACTTCCAACCAGCTTCTAAACTTGATTCTCTATTTTTAGGTTCAATCAATGTTTCATCACTAACAAGATCGAAAATATTAAGTTGAGAAGAATCTACATTTTGTCTATGTAACTCAGTAGCTGGAATATAAGATTTTTCTAAAGGTGGTAATATTTTTACAAAATCATTACCTGAATTAGATATATAATATCTATTAACCTTTTGAAGTCTTTTATCTAATACTGTATTTGTTATTATTCTTTCATATAAGACATTTCCACCTTTCATTTTACTACCTATACAAAAGTCATAAATACCTTTAGATTGATAATAGTCTTTATCCTGGGGGATGTTAGTATGAGACTTCTTATCAATTGGTATATTATATTCAGATGTATTAAAATGATTAAGAATAGTTTTTTCAATTGGTACATTATTTATATAATAGTTAGCTAATGCTAAGGGTATTATACGTTTACTATGATTTTTATGATAATCTCTATTTATCTCAAAACAACCTTTATATTTTATAGTTTTATCATCTATAATATTAATATAATTGTTTACGTCCCTCGCAATTATCTTCTTACAGATCTGAGTTTCCAATGGTATATCCACAATTCGTTCAACGTCAGCACAAGCTTCATTGAGTAGATCCATATCAGAGCGATGAATACGATACATAGCTCCATCAGTGTTTTCAAAAATAATTTGAGGTTGTATTTTACATTTTTCAAAGACTTTTTCTGTTAGTAATGTTAGTATTAGTTGTCCATTTATGCAAATAGCTAATTGCCATTTAGGGTCATATAAAAATGCAAACTTATCCTTACTTAGACCATAACTACCATTTAATATAATCTTTAATACATAATTTCTAGGATCTGTTTTAGGGAAATTTTTCCTTTCCTTATAAAATCCTTCATATATCTTAGAAAATATAGGTTCAGGGATATGTTCAGGATGTAGTTTATTTCTAAATGATATATGAGGATAGTAGCTAGCGCATAACTACTGTGTTAATCTCTTGTTTCCAAGAGTGTCGGACTATATCTTAATTTTATATAATTATAAAATTTAGCACGCTTTTTCATATAGTGACTAAACTATACTACTTCCTGTTATTAAGCTATATCGCTATAGCTCAGGTAGTCTCTGAACGTTCCTACTCTGTAGGCTTCGCTGCTGATTGACATATTAAATAAAATATTCAAAATCTTTTCTACTAAATGTTTCTATTCTACCAGGAGTTGAGTTTAAGTATTCTACTTTTATAGTATCTTTTATTATTTCTAATACTCTTACTTCTACTGGTGCAGAAGCACCAAGGTCAAGACTATATTCTTTACCTTTAATTATAGTTTCATTTTTCATAATTTTTTAATTTAGTTTTCCAGCAATTCATGCTATTGTTTATTGTCTACTCCACTTTAAAGTCGACATCTACTAATACATAATCATCATCTGATTCATATATACCAGCTTTACCAAATGAATGTAATCCACCCTCTGCAAATTCTCTAGTTACATTCTTATACTTAGCACTAAAACTTAGAGAATGTTTCTTAGCTTCAGCCTTAGTCATGTTAGAAGTATCAATCCATTTAAATCTTTCAAACTGTGCTAGAGCATCTTGATTACCAGGATCATTAAATTTTATATAAGGGAATATAATATCCTTTATATCTACACTTTTTCTAAATGTTCTAAGTTTTTTAACATCCCATTGAGATATACCCATATGTTTAGCTAATGCTTTTGAGAATATTTCTTTAGACATTTTAATCTCTGAGGCATTCATAAGGTCTACACCTTCGAGCTCACTATAAAATGTTCTAATTTCAATATGTTTCTCACTTACATAGTAAAATCTTTCAGTAGCGTCTACATCATTATAACAATAGCTTACAACATTTTCCATTTCTTCAAAAGTTAATACACTTCCTACTTTATATGGTAAATCTTGTAGCTTATCCCATAACATTGCAAATTCTAACCATTTAAGACTAGTAGCTTTATTTTTGTTATCATAATGCCATATTCTATATAAGTCAATTTGAGGGATTTTAACCTCGTTTTCTCTTACAGCTGAATACTCAGCTTCAATAATGTTTTGAGCCTCTCTATAGATCTCCTGCGCACTCCAGTTCCTCCTTTCTTTTAATATAGTATTATGTAATACAGGATAATCGAAGTTTAAATTATTAAATCCTATTAATACTATGTCGTCCTGTGATAAAAAGTTATATAATTGTTCAATTTCATTCTTTCTATCACTAATTTCAAATTTGTAGTATCCTTTGCTCTCAATATCTTTAAAACATATTAAAAACATATTAGGATATGTCTCTTCATCATAAATATATTTCATCTACCTCATTGGCTAAAAATTTAAAAGTAAGAAAAAAGCCAACTATCATATGGACAGTTGGCTTTTTTTAATGTACTAATTTATATTGTATTTTTCTTATGAATTTTCTATAGTTAACTTGAACATGAACATCTTCAAACTCATCCATTAATTTTATAATACATTTATTAATTCTAGTCATTAATAAATTTTGAACTAAGGATAATTTATTTGAATCATAATCTATTTCAGCTATATACACAATTTCATTTTCATAGGTCATAATATAATTCTGCCTATCAAAAATATCTGGTTTTGCGAAATGAAGTTTAAATTCAATTTCAAGTAACTTTAGGAAATATCTAAATAATTTATCATCATGAGTTTTATACTTATGTTTAAGTAATGCGTCATGATAATCGAATAATTTAGGAAAAATTATACATTTAAGTTTGTAATTTATTTCCTCATCATTCATGTTATTTAGTTTTAGGTTTTTTTATAGGAGAATTATAATAACCTGCTATAATCTGACCTTTAAGCTCTCTACTTTCGATACTATCAATAGCTTTATTAAAAGCATTATGGCGAGCTGTAACGTTTTGGTCAATATCCTTATGATATAGTTTAACTGTACCTCTAGCTACTTCAGTGTTTTCTTCATTGTTTTCAGTTACAACACAAGTTGTTGTTTTTTGAAGTTTTTCAATTGTTTGGTTATGATTTAACACTAAAGGTTCGTTTTCATAAACGAAATGTAATTTGTGGTTTCCTATAATAGTACCCATTTGTATATTTATTTAAGTTATTAATTTACTATTTGCATTGAGTATTCAATTGCCTGAAACTCATGTTTCAGCGTATTAAGTTTTTCAACTACTCTATATAATAGAATAGGTTTACCTTCATTCATATAGAAATCAGGATCATGTTCCATCTCTTTTTCACTACCGTCTGCGAATTTAAATGTCACTCTTATTTTAGAGTAGTCACCATTAGAGTTTAACAATTTTTTAAAATTCCTCTTATCTTGATAGGGTGTATAGAGTCTTGGCATTCTATTTAATATAGCCATTCAATTAACTTTAAGGATGTATGGAAATGTAATTATGACATGTTGGTGAAGTAGGCATTACATGTTGTTCTTTATATGTACAAAACACATTTTCAACTTCATATAATCTACAGTTCCCACATCTAATATTAGAATTTAATATTGGTAATGCGGGTAAATTAAAGTTTCTATTCCCTAAAAAGGGGGGTAAAGCACCTTCACCATATATTCCTTCATAATACTTATTTTCTTCAAAATCATTAGAAGAACAACTAGAACTGTTAGTCCCACATTGATTTTTATTATCCTCGTCTTTTTTCTTGAGTCTTTGAGTTTTAATCAACTCTTTAACATCTACTTCTTTAAACTTGTCTAAGTTTGTAAACATATTTAGTTTTATTAAAAGGGTATTTAATAACAAAAATCTTTCATAACAAATAAATTTCTCCCGTCCTCCCTAACCCGCTGGATTCTAACCATTTATTTCTATTATTATTCATAATACCCTTTATATTTTAAAACATGCAGTCATTAATTATATCTATAGCTAGCACTAATCATTCAAACAATGCTTGTAAGTATTATAAATAATCCTTAACGATTGATACTCTAGCTCTTAGCCTGCACCATAGCTTATACCTCTTGTAAATGTTACATATAAATAAACACTAGACCAGCTACTATTTAAATATATGTAACAACCTACATGTTTTTATTATTTTTTTAAGTAAGACTCACATCTATAAGCTTCTACTCTACCATTTTTAATAGTTACACCTTTAATAAGACATTTTTTAGTTATTACAAATGTTTTTTTACAATAACTGCAATTGTTACAGTCTTGAATGTCAATAACTTTTTCTTTGGTTTTAGTAGTAGTTTTAGGTTCACTTTCTTTAAATTCTTTAAATCTATGTAAGTCTGAAAACATATTACATGGTTTTAAATACTGTTGTTTTATAAGTATAACCATGTTTTATACTAAAAGCTTTTTCTGGATTCGATGATCCTACTAAAAAAGCATTAGTTACTCTATTTCTAGCGTCTACAGCAATTCCTAAATTAGGATTGAAGTTATTTTTAACTGGACTCGTTAGTGTTTGTACCATAATTTTTACATTTTAAATGTTACTTTTAATAATTTTCGTTTAGCATTTTTAGGATGCGGATGTTGCTTACAAGAAAACAAACGTTCTCCTGCAAGTGTAAAACTGTTAACTGTTCTGAAATCTTGAATAGTTACATGATTAGCATCATGTTTACCAATATAAAAGGATTTAATATCCTTAGTCTTAATATCAATTTCATTGTCTAAAATGACAATATATGAACTATGGCTTAATTTAGTAGCTAAGTTTTCTATTAACAATCTTTTGTTTTCAATTTTAGACAATTTACCATTTTTAATTGTCATTACAGGTGTGTTAGAATCAATCATGATAAAGATGAGTATCTATTAATAATATTACGTTCTTCTCTACTGGTAAGTTTCAACTTATCATAAGTATCAGCAGTGATAATTATTCTACATCGACCTTTTGCATCTTGGTCTACATGACACCATTCTTTAGCTGATTTTAAACGTTTCTTAATTGAATTGCAAAACTGCATTTTATTAAATCTTAAAATAGTATACTCATAAGCATCAGTTTCTAGATCTCTAACGATGTTTTTGTATTTACTAGAGTCTACTTTCATTTCATCTTAGATTTTACGAGTTCTTTTAAATTTTTAGACCAATCACCAAGGTATCTTGGTGCAGATAATACATCATTAATAGACAAACAAGGTTTATTCATTAAAATATATTCTTCAGCAGTTTCTTTTGTTGAGAATCGTTTAACACCTTTATCCGACAATTTTAATATATCAGCACCTTTGAGTTTAGTATATTTGGCTTGGTTAGGATAATGATGATGTGTGGGTTCACTTCCGTCTTGAACATACCAATAACCATCTCCTTCAAATATATCAATACCATCTTCTGTTGTGAATAATGGTTTTTCAACGTGTTTAACATTTAAAAATTGAGTTCTTTTACCATAATCTGTAGTATATACTATTTCACTTTCTTTTATTTCAATTTTATGTAAAATAGAAGAAACATTACCATTATAATATTTAAAACAAATTCTATCACCAACAGTAAATACTTCACCATCTGATAGTCTTTTTACACTTTTAATTTGTAAATGAGGAAATTTATTTAACTTATACTCAAATGAATAACCATTTTCTAAATTTTCTAATATTTCACAATTATTTTGTAAAGGGTTTATAACAGACAATACTTCATAATCTTTTTCTATAACTTCTTGCCAAAATTTTGGATAATCTTGAGGATTATAAAAACAATCTTTAGAAAAATCATTTATATCTTCCCATGTACCTTCTGTCCAATTTCGTTCTGTATTTAAATCGGGACTACCTGGATATTTTTGGATTAGTTTATACTTTTTCATCAGCTTCTTTTTTATTAAATATTCCAGATACTTTAATCCATATGAATATAATCAATGCTACCAGAAGTATAAGTAATGTTATTGGTAATCCTAATACAGCACAAATTACTGTAATCACTAAATCTTCATTCTTAGAATCAGAAACGTCTCTTATCATTAGAGCCCATAATATAAATATAACTATACTGGCTAAAAACCATAGTAATAAATTTTCAGTTATCATTTTGTTTTCTTTTTATAGGTGGAGGAGGTGGTGCGCTAAGTTTATTAACGCACTTACACTTTCTCTCACTAGTTAATAAATTTTGATCTGTGCCACATGTAGGACACGGTTTCACTCCATTTTGTGACATAATTATCCGTCTATTAGTTCTAGAATATATAATAACACTGTTGATACTAAAAAATACCAATATAAATATCCAAGGTTTAAAAAATTGAATACAGTATATAATACTATAAATATTATTACTAACACTATTAATGCTAATATTATTTTAAATAAGTCTAACATATTATAAGTCTATACAGTTATTGTAGATATCAACCATTGATACTACTTTAAAATCTTTAGGTTCTGTCATACCACGAGATGTAATTTTGTTTAAGGTTTCAATACTAATACTAGTATCTTTAATATTTAAAACCTTAGCCTTATGTTTATATAAAGTAGCATATGCTATATTCTCAAGCCTGTAGTAACCATCTTTAATAATTACTCTGTACATACATTTAGGATAATTCTTTCTAAGTAGTACATCTGTGTTTAAATTGATTACTTGTTCAACTTTAGGTTTAACTTCAGGTTTAACTTCAACTTTAGGTGTAATAGCTTTTCTAACATCTTCTGACATTACAGTGGATGTGTCTTCAGTTTTATCTGGTTCACCTGTTACAGACCATAATGGAAATCTAAATTTACCTGATCTAAAAAATATATAAGGTGAGTCTTCACTTAATAACTCAAAACTATCAATTCTTAAAGGTATAAAACATTTGGATGACAACACATGGTCTCCTACTTCATATACTATACCACTTGGTAATTGCATTACACGTTTAATATAATAACCATGAAGGGGATCATATAATTGTTGTAATAATGTAGATAACGGAAATGGTACACTTCCATTATCAGTTCTTGTATATTTACCATTACCATCTAATACTCTATCGCAACCAGATTTAGTTTTACTATAAGCAAAACCAAATGATATGATTTTAAACATAGTTTGAACTTTAGGCTCCAATTGAACTGGCGATCTTTTTATAATTTTCACTTCTTTGTTCCGAGTCTCTCTTAATGATTTCTTCTTTCTCCAAATTCGAAGCGATCTCAATTTTAGTTTTTCCAATGACATTTGTTTGTATTTTAGTTAGTATTTCTAAGCGTTCTTCTAAGGGGAAATCCATTATATCAACAGTAATATCCCTTAATTTTCGTTCTATTGATCTCTTTTCATAATGTTTTTCATCCATTAGTTCTCTAAATGATGATCTTACTTGACTTATGAATCTTAAAAATTTAGTTGTTTTCATTTGTTTGTTTTTAAATTAAAAGGTGGTAAATTAATACCACCTATAACCACCAGATATACTCCTGATTAGAGTTCACTTTCAATTGACCCATTGGCGGGACAGTGGAGTCGGGGGGATTCGAACCCCCGTCACACAAATTAAGTTAATAATTATACTATACAGCTTCACGTTTGTTTATACTCTTTACGCTAGATTTATAATTAAAAAATAATTAAACTTATACTACAGCTTCACTACATAGGGCACCATATGGATGTTTAAGACTAGCGAACATATAAATGTCATGCAAATCCCCTATATTTCGGGTCTTTCAAGGTTACTGGTATAAGTTTATGCATATGACTACTATTAACCTTTTTTCGTCTATTGGTTTATGCTACCATTGCTAATTTCTGTACTGAGCTACCAATTAAGGCATCTGATCCATTAAGAATGTTGTGAACAACAGTCATATTAGCTTTTAATTGGGTATTATCTGTATCGTTTCCGTTTAAATAAATTCACCTTAGTTTACAGTTATCTCTCTGGCTGATAATTATTAGTTTCATTCGGTTCAAAACCAGTCGACCCCAATATAATATGTTATATAAACATATGTACATTCTCGTTGATTTCATCAACTAAGAATTCTTGTGTTATTCTTTCTAAAAATGTTTGAGATTGTGGTTGTTTTTCTTCTTGTTTGTACATGTTATAATAGTTTTAAAATTAGTTTTTTAGTTTCTGTTAAATTTATATAGTTTATAATAGCTAATATTATCATTAGAATTCCTATTAGCACAAAATCAGTATTCCCTGTTAGTATTATAATATTTAATACAATAGTATTACTGATTAAATTGATCATTAAGAATTGAAATGTTTCATCAGCAGTCTTTAATGCTGCATCTATATCATCATATTCTATATAAGTTTTTATATAATCTTTATTATTTTTTATTTTAATATAGAATAATATATGATGTATTATTACAATAGATGTCAATATAATTATAATTATAATTTCATTCATTTGTTCTTTAGTTTTAAGTTCTTTAGTTTTAAGTTCTTTAATACAATTAGTTTAAAACTACTACACCTCGTCAAGGTTTGTATTATGTAGTAGATTTTAGAGATTAAAAGGAAATTGAAACCTACATAGCTAGCTGCTTAAAAAGGAATCCAACCTTAATGTGTTACCATATTTTATTAATCTCTTGGAATTTCAACCTTAGGCATAAAAAGGATTATCAAAACTTTTTATTAGCACCCTCTTTCTTATTAGCTGTTACCTCAATTTACGGTCATTAAAAGGCTTTGCTCAATTCACTAATAAGAGTAGGGTCACGTAGTTATATTAGCTTGTTAACGCCTTACCATATACTTCCAATGGCTATTGATGCTTGCGTAACTACTTGCTGAGAACTCATTTGTGTTGTAAGGAATTACATTCTCCTTCACTTATACTCCACTTTCTCAAGGTGACAACACATCTAGGATCACTCCATTTAAACTAACTCCTACGGTTTGCATAGATATACAATGTACTATCTAAGTAGGTATTTTAACATCCTGTCAATTCAGGATTAGTATTGTTTATGTGAACTTAGGCTTGTATAATATTGCTATGCTCTTATTTCAAGAGAGTAAGCTTTTAACTTAATACATTATAACGTGCCGTATTTACAAAGGTATCTTCAATGTTTAACCTATATTATTTATAAGTTTTCTTTAATCCAATCTAATACATATTTACTATTAGATATTGTTCCAAATTGTTCTTTAGAATATCTTAATAATAAATTTGTTAATTCATCTCTATTCCAATTATTTTTTACAGAGTTAATTGTGATGGTATTATGAGAATCTGTTTTAAGTTTAAAAATTGGTTGAAATTTCTTTTGCCAATTTTTAGCTTGAGACATTTTGCTTGCAATTTCATCTGGTTCATACTCAACTAACACTTTATCAATACCACCAAGCTCACAATACTTCTTGATGAATGCCTGTGATGGTGATGGGAATGGTTTTACTACATCACCTAAATATTTAATTTTCTCTACAAATATACTTAAAGATTTATCAGTTGTAGCTATTATTTTAACTAATAAAAATATATTAGTTTTCATTTCATATTCTCCATTTGTAAAATGATAAGATTCTGAAGTTACCATTTGTACTTGAAGTATTTCTTTCTGATTATAGAGTACATAATCACCCTCTTTAATCTCATCATCTGATGTTATGTAGAGGTGTTGAGGTTGCCAGTATATCTTAGAACTTGACATCTCTTTAGAGTAGCTTAAACCATTAGCTTTAGGGTTGTGAGGAATATTTCTTATTCCAATATTAGTTTTATATTCAGTAGGTAATATTACTGCACTACATTCTTTGAAGTATCTACCTTCTATTTCTTTTAACGTGCCCATTGGTCTTAGTTTTAGTTGTTAATCTTCTTTAAAAGTATATTTTTTAATGTCAATACCTTTTTTTAGTATAATTCTAGTTACTTTTACACCTATTACTTTAGCTTCACACCCTCCTCTAGGACATGGTATGTTATTACCTTGACCTGTTACTTCATTACCACATCTAGTACAACCAAATAATTCTTCTGTTATTTCTTTTAAGTGTGACATTTATTCTTTAGTTTTAATTGTTAATAATATTAAGGTATCTCACCTCTTTCTTGGGAAATCATATCCTTCCACGTTCATAGGGGGAATTTAATCATTCTCGGTTTGTAAATGTTTAATAACTTAGTTTAAATAGCCACTGGTGAAGGATTCGAACCTTCGCAATCATAGGGAATCCCTCTTATGATTTATGTTGAATTTACAGTTAACCAACACTGATACCCGTGATATAAAAATCCTGTAAACTATGCTACAGGATTTTTTTAGTATATTTTTATTCTCAGGATTTTAAGACCTGGAACTTATATTTCTTAATGACGATATGTTGTTTTGTTGTTTACATTAGTTCTAGTTTTTAGGGTTAATACTATTTACATCTATTTAGGTTAATTATAATAAGATTTTTGGATATTATATAAAAGCTCTTTACCAGTATCACTCTGGAATATTCACGCTTCAACTTTCCCTTAGTCTGAGCCACATCTACCTCTGTTTTGTCTTTATAAATATTTACCAAGTAGTTTTAAAGCATACATGGGAACTAAATAAAGTTTAGGACTTTCTCACTAAGTATAATACGATTATTATATCATTAAAGAATAAACACAACTGCTGATACAGTCTACAGGGACTATTAGTTTCATACCTAAGCAGAGGAGCTACCAATCTGAGGTATGATGTTTATCTTTAAATAAAGAGCTTATATTTTTATTCTACTATTAGATCTACTCGTCTTGACAAATCTACATTATTACTATCAACAGTGTCTTTCTCACCTATTATAGTAACATGTATTTTAGATTTATCAATACCTACACTTATTAGTTTATCAATTACACTAAACATCCTCTTTTGAGCTAATGCTTTATTGTAATCATTTGTGCCTGGGGGTGAGGCATAACCTAATACGTGTAATACTTTAGCTTTATCTAGTTTATCTTTAGTCTTTAGTATAGCATTTAAGCCATCTTTATCAACTGTACTACTATCATGTTTAAAAAACACATACTCTGGAGTAGCGTTAGTTATATTAAATATTTGTTTGATAGTTTTACTGTTATCAATAATAGTTGGTTGTAACCTTACAGTATCAATTTGACGCTTTGGTAGAGCCCAATCAGCGTGTTCTTTGTTACCTAAATTAATAGTTATACCAGTGTTAAAATTTAATATAGTAGTAGTTTCAGTGCTAGTTGTAACAGCAAATGGTCTTGAATTGACACCTGTTATAACATCTAGTCCTAATTTTAGAAAGATATTCTTTGATAATTTAAATTCATTATCTACAAATGCTGATAAATGAAAGTTTGATAGTCTATGTAATAATATTGAATTGTTAGGCTGTTTAGAATAAGTATAAGTACCACCTATTCCTGATAATATAGTATAGTTATTAGTAAATGACTCAAATTCTAAGAGTCTACCAACATTAATTACACCATGTAATCCACCTGACCAATACGAAATATCATAGTCTGGAATGTTTGTGTAGTTACCATTTAATTTAACACCAAATTTAGTGTTAGTCATGTATCTTACTCCTAAGTCTACATTAAATGGTTCTACTGAAGTAATATCACGTACTTTTGTGAGTCCTACTTCAGGTTCAATTGATAATTTAGAATACTCTTGAGCATTCATTTTATTGCAAGTCATTAATGATAGTGACATTGCTAATACTAAAAATGTTAATAGTTTTTTCATGATTTGTTTTAATTGTTTATACTCCTTCTATTTCTATGTACTGTTTATACTTTTTACCAGTCTTTTTACTTGTTCGTATTATATAATAACTACCTCTAGTACTTTTATATACTGGATAGTTAACGTCTTTAATATCAATACTCCATGATGTTTTAACAGGTTCTGATTTAGTTGTTTCAACCTTATCTAACTTGTTACCATTTATAGTGTATTTAGTTTGAGCTGTGATACCAATTGTAAATAACAGTAGTAATAAAATTAATTGTTGTTTCATGTTGTTTT